TCATTCGAGGATACTTCTCATATGAGCTTCAAATTTCTCCATACTGCTTTCATTTATTTTCTTTGAAATATGTGTGTATATGTCTGCAGTGATTCTCATACTACCATGACCTAAACGTTCTTGTACGTACTTCATATCGTTACCAGCCTCAAGTAAAAGGACAGCATGAGTGTGACGAAGAGAATGGATCGGCATCGCTGGGAGACCAATACGTTTCAAAATTCGCGAATAAGAATTGAATAGAGAGGATTTCGGCATGAAATTACCATCATCTCTACAAAGTACTAGATTTAAGTTGTGCTTATATAACTCATTCCAAGCTAATTTGTTCTGGTTTTGATGTTTAAAATGTTGTTTCAAATCTTGAATAAGAGATGTGCTAATTTGTATTGTTCGTTCTGAATTAAAAGTCTTTGTATCCCCGAAAAGTTCCTCATCACTATCAGCGGAAAAATCCAGTGTTTTGTTAATGGTTATCATACCTGTTTTGAGATCTACATCATTCCAGGTTAGCGCGGCAGCTTCACCTTTTCTCATACCCGTTTCAATTAATACACGATAGAATATCCAATAAATATAACCATATTGGTGGGCAGCTCTAAGAAACGCAGGTATATTTTCGGATTCTATAAATTTTAAACCTTTAGGTTTTACGGAACCTTTTATTGTGACTCCCTTACACGGATTTTTCTCTAGTTTTCCTATAGTAACAGCTTTCTCTAGTGCACTATTCATGGTATTATGCACAATCTCAACAGTGCTTTTACTATAGCCCTTATCCGCCAATTGATTTAGGAATTTTTGATAAAGAATAGGCTTAAGCTCTGTCAATTTAATCGATTGGAAGAATGGGGCAATATGAGTTTTAATATTGTTCTGATGCTGAATAAGTGTGTTTTTTCGAATTGTTCCCACCTTATATTCCTGAAGCCATTCATTCAAAAACGACAATAACGGTAGATCGCTTTGCTCGTAACCTTCTGCTAACTTTCTCTCAAAAGCTACTGCAGCTATTTGCGCTTCTTTTTTTGTTTCAAAACCTCTTTGAGACTTTTCTTTAATCTTTTGGGTAATCGGGTCTCTATACTTTAATCGAAATTCCCATCCTGTTGGATGTTTCTTGAAATTTGCCATTAGTACACCTCCGTTAGAACTTATGTTCTATTTATGTGTATGTTAAACCGCTTTGCAGCGGTGAGAGCGCAAATACTTAATTAAAAGCACCTTTATAATAAATAACCATTTCTTTAGGGACTTCTATTCTGCTAAAGTACGAAGAAATTGATTCTCCTTGTTCTATGGTGCCTATTGAAGTTAGAAGCATTACTGCAAAAATATTAGCTTGTCTTTCGTATTTTCCTGAAATAAGAAAGGTATGATCATCAATAAAAAAACGATTTGTGCCCGCATGTAGGATATTGTGACCTAATTCGTGGGCACATATCAAGCGCTGCCATTCATGGCTTAGTTGATTGTTAATTACAATGTACTTCTGACGAAATTTGGTATAAAAAATCCCTTTCGTTGATTCGCCAAGATCCTCAAAAATTATTTTAATTCCTAGACCTTTTGCGATTTGAAATGGACAAAAAGTACGATACTTTCGTATGAGTTTATCTACGATTGTCTGCAATTTGAACCATCCTCTACACGCTTAATTATCATCTTTTTTATAGCGTTTATTGGTGAACTTCTCCTTGCTCGTTTTCTTCGCATCCCAAAATAAACCTGTTAGAATGTCCATGACACGTTGTCGTGACTCTCCATCAATTGGCACACCATCAAACATGATTGCACCTTCGCCTTCAAGCAATTTTTTAAAATCCTTAATGTCTTTTGAGTTGGCCCATTCGGGGATATTATTCATGCTTCTTCCAAGAATAAAATCTGTTGACACCTTGTGAATTTCAGCAAGTTTATCAACGAATTCGATGTCTGGTTTAGCGATATTATTCTCCCAAGCATTATAACGGGCGCGCTTAATACCTAACTCTTCTGCTATTTGATCTTGCGTCCAACCCTTCTTGATCCTTAATTCTGTCAATGTTTGACCTATCCTCATTTCGACAACCTCCAACGAATTGATAAATAAAATATCAAAAAACTTATTGACGATAATATAATTATCAAATATAATCAGAGGTACAAAGGAGGTGCATATTGAAATGTCTTCAAAGCGCCATTTCTTCTCGGAATGTCGTAAGTTGAAAGGTACCCAAGCACAAGTGGCTGTGGATAATCGCATTTCAACTGTTTATGTTCGCATGATCGAGAACGGAACATTTACTCCTGGCAGAGACTTGATGTTCCGGTTATCAAGCTATTTTCAACAATCAGCAGAAGATTTGTTTCCTGATTATTTTGACGGGCTTATTTATTATGCCAATAGCGATAATTAAATTATCTATCGCTAGTATAATAGATAAATAAATTATCGTCAATAATTTACAATTGTTTTTTTTAACCTAATTGATAATTAAATTATCAATAAAGAGGGTGTGGTGATATTTAATGCTAACAGTTCAAATTGATGAAGATGCAACTAAAGATTTTATAAAACAACGTATATTTGAACTCGTAAATGCAGTAGATGCAGAACTTGTTTTCTGGGATACGAATGAATTAAGACGTAGGACATGCATGAGCATTGAATCAATTCATAAATCATTCTTCTACGATTCAAGATTTCCTAAACATAAAATCGGTGGTAAATGGTACTTTCCAGCACGGGAAACTCGAAGATTCTTGGAGTTGTGGCTTGAGGAACAGTCTCGTTAGCTCTATCAATCATTCTAAACAACACAATCGGTTTTATGCCGGTGAGGAAAATGCGGGATTTTAAGGAGGTTGTAAATGAATAAAAAACGTTCTGATTTAGATGTAATATTACAAAACTGTCTTGATCGTGGTTGCACAAGACGACAACTACAAGACTTCATCGATCGGGCTCGAATCTACAATAATGATCGTCTGAATGTGTTAGCACTTATAGATGACTTAGAAGTAAGGTATATAACCTCTTTTGATTTACTGGAAGGAGTGGAGGTATGAACCGGGTAGACGAACAGCGTATTCGGGAGATCATCCAAGAAGAGTTACAGAAGGAACGGGAAATCATGCTCGAACTCATTCAAAAGCGAGTTGAAAAAGGAACAGCCGCCGCAGGAACGGCAGCTTTGGATAGGGCCATTAAGCAAAGTATGGAATTGAAAAGTAAAGGGATTTACTAATCAACTTCTTCGTACACCGCAAAACCAATTCTGCGTGCTGGTTTATCTGGGTCCGACTTAGGTCTGGCCATCAATAAAAAACTCAATTGGTTAATGTGCTGGATGAGTTGAGAATATTGGCCATCGACATATCCATAAAAAAGTAGAATTGAAGGCTCGGAATATCCAATTTCCACAACACTCATAAGAATTGACTGGCCGAAAGATGCCAACCGGACACAAACTTCTTCATCGTCATTAAGCTCTGATTCAAAGGCTTTAATCTCAGTAATCAAGATTTCGTATTGATAGTCACTATTTCGGTAATCTCGATGGAGCGAATCAATATCGAAATCAAAATGTGGCTTCGAAGGGTTTAGCATCTTATCTCTTTTTGTTTGAGATTCAAGATATCTTTTCATACCGCCCAAAATTGAAGTCTCCTTTCATTGTTATTAGTGAGTCTGGACAACTACCAATATTCGACAGAAGGAATGAAATACCTACTAGAAAGGATGTGACAGCATGGATAACAGATTGCAAATATTTAATCATTCTGACTTTGGGGCTATTCGGACCGTGGATATTCTAGGGAAACCGTATTTTGTAGGGAACGATGTTGCTAGTGCGTTGGAATATTCTAGACCTTACGAGGCAATATCGACCCATTGCAAGGGGGCGGTAAGTTACCGTGTCCCTACAAATGGAGGAGATCAGGAAACGAGAGTGATTCCTGAAGGTGATATTTACCGTTTGATCGTTAAAGCCGCAGATCAATCACGTAGTCAGGTGATAAAAGCAAAGGCGGAAATGTTTGAACACTGGATATTCGATGAAGTGCTTCCATCCATACGGAACACAGGGATGTATGCTGCTGATGAGCTTCTAGATAACCCTGATTTACTGATTCAAGCAGCAACAAAACTAAAGGAAGAGCGTTCAGCACGGCGAGCTCTGGAGGCTAAGGTTAAAGAAGATCGTCCAAAGGTAGTTTTTGCGGAGGCGTTAGAGGTTTCTAAGGATTCAGTGCTTATAGCTGATTTAGCCAAGATCCTAAAGCAGAACGGAATTAATATCGGAGAAATCAGACTCTTTAAAGAACTGAGAGAGCGAGGATATCTAATTAAGTCCGGATCAGAATACAACATGCCAACACAACGATCCATGGAGCTGCAGATTATGGAAATTAAGGTTGGGCAGCGCGGAAGCGCCAGTGAAGGAATGAAGGTGACTCGTACCCCTAAGATCACGGGTAAGGGTATTGGTTACTTTATCAATAAATACAAAGGAGATTTATCATGAACAGAAAACAACGCATAAGAGTCTGTGGGAACCTGCAACAACTTATCGAAACGGCTCCTTCAACTAAACTTCGGGAACGGTATCGTAAGCAATATGTATCAACCGCAAGTCGTATAAATGAAAAACAGCCCACCGGGGTAGGAGCCGGGGAGCCAGTCACGCACATAACAAATTTAATTACAAGTAGTTTAACATGCAATGGGGGCGAACGCAATGATGATATCACATGCGGATATGTATCGTCCTTATGAAGGCAGCAATACACATCCTTATGCCGTACCATTTTACGATACCTATTTTCACGATCATGAAGAAGGAGTTGTATGGAGTAATTCGTATTTATCAGCAATTGTAGTGGTAATTGCATATTACCATCCTCAGACAGAGGTGGACTTTTCTAAAATCGAATTAACGACTGAACAAATGAGGGTTGTGGAATTAGCCAAGGAAATAAGAAGACGTAGGAACCTTCTTGATCGACATCATAATTTTTGTATTGATGTCCCTTTACATCATTACAAGATGGAAATGCAAAAGATGAAGGAACACCTAGCCTTTTTAGATGAGATTGAACCAAGAGTAAAAGTAAATCTCAAAGAATCATTATGTCCAGGATGTGAAGGGTTACTAAAGTCCGGCGAAAAAAATCTGCACTTACCTAATGGCAATGTATGCTGCAATTATGATTGTTATTCTATCATTCTAGCAAAAGAGCACGATCATGGACATTGATATCAAGCAGTATATCAAGGAAATCAAGACACTACGCGCCCAAGCTGATCAGTACGATGGGAATGCCCCGGGCGCGGACATTATGAAGATTGAACTACTGACTAAAGCACATATGCTCATGGGACGTGTGGCAGCTGTGAGAGAGGGTGAGTATTGGCGGATATATGCACTTCGTAAATCCACCTATGCTCGCGCCAAGATGGAACCAGGGCCCGGAGATAAAGAAACACGCGCTGAAATAGCTGTAGAGGAATTGAGAATGTTAGAGGCTGAAGCTATGGAAGAAAGAAAGATGTGGAAAAACGAGCATGAATCGCTGCTACAACAACTATTTGAACTACACCTTAAGGCTAACCGTGAGAATAGGACTCTAGGAGGTGGGCTTTGATGAAAGATGAATCTGCCATTAAGACTATACAAGTTACGGCCATTAGGAGACGTATTAGAATTCTCAAGGCTGAAATGGATAGAGGAACAAATCTTAGCCGGAATCGTGTGATTCAAATTGAAGGAGAAATTTCTGAGTTAAGACAGAAGTTAAAAGCTCTCAATAAAACACACCGTCCTAAACCTAAACACAAATCTCTTGGAAATTGCATTAACCCCAAGTGTCGCAAAAGAATAATGGTTGGACAATCAGTAGTCAAATACGGTCATTTGGGGCTGTGTTGTGATTTTAAGTGTCTGGTTGGTGCAATGAATGGAAGCTAATGAAAGGGGTCTGACATCATGGCAAGGCCATTAAAAGAAGGCCTAGACTATTTCCCGTTGGATATTGATTTCGATCAGGATGATAAATTGATCGTTCCAATAGCTAAATATGGAATGCAGGGACTCGGAGTTATCGTGAAAATTATGATGAATATTTACCGCAATGGATACTTTTATCCATGGGAGGAGCGTGAGCACTACGCCCTTTCTAGCAAGGTTAATGCTGACATTAACACGGTAAGAGAGATCGTAAATGAGTGCATTAACTGGGGATTCTTCAACGAAAATGTATACAAGAATTACAAGGTGTTGACATCAAGAGGGTTTCAGAAAAGGTATATCGAGGCAGCAAAAAGACGCAAAGAGGTTACTTTATTTGAAGGTCATTTACTCATTGATCCATTAGAAGAAAGTAAAAAGGTCTCACATTCGATCGTGATAGTCAGTGCTGAAAGTATACCAGTTAATGTTTACATTAATCCCGACAAACAAGGGAAAATGTCAACAGAAAGTACACAAAGTAAAGTAAAGGAAAGTAAAGGAGAGGAAAGTAAAGAAAAAGAAAGTGAAATAAAACCAACAGAGATACTAGTGCCGCTGCCAGTAAATCCGTTCCGGATGTTTGAAGCTGAAGGATTTGGCACAATCAGTTCTGTGATATCTGATCAGCTTAATGATTTTATAAATGACTATGGTGAAAGATGGCTATGCGAGGCTATGCGAACTTCGATAATTGCAGGCAAGCGAAATCTTAGTTATGTTCGTGCCATTCTGAAACGATGGAAATCCGAAGGCATAGACGAGCCATGGACAAAGGAAAAAGATATACGAAGCAATGCTGCCAGTAATGGATATAGGAATGGTCGGGGTGGACAAAGCGGGAAACCACAAATTGAAATTACTAAGAACCCTGTTGCTCCTCCTACACAAGAAGAAATCGAACTTCATGAGAAGTCAATGGCTGAACTTCTTGAGAAAAGAAGACGAGCTGAGGAGGAAAAACGGCTATGAAATTTCTAAACTGGAAGACTGACATTGAACTTTTGCAGATAAGCAACAATGACTCTTTTGACTATGACATACGCATCCATGCTACTAAGGAACTTATAGCTAGAGAAAAAATAAAAAAGCTCATAATGGTGCTCGTCGATCGCAAACATGCAGAGGTGTGGTGACTATGATTGCTGCCAAACGGCGAGAAAAGGGAGGAGAGGCTTGAAGTGACACATTACGAGGTAGGTAAGAAATATAAGAAAATCATAACCGTTGCAAAAATGTACGAGGATCTGCCAAGCGTACTTGTGATCGATGACAAGCGATATGTTTTCGATCCGCCGCGTCCAGACGGAAAAGGGGGGCTAAAAGATGGTAGGACAAGGAAACCGCGGGGCGGCGTTCGAAAATCTGATTAATTACACAAATGAATCATACGAGCATCGGGGAGTAGCGGTTATCAATAAACGATCAACCCCAGTAAAGGTAACAAGAAGTAAAGGAACAAAGGTACTCGCTGGATTCTTTGAGGCAAAATCAACTGTTGACTATGATGGGATTTATCGTGGAAGAGCTATCTTCTTTGAAGCAAAGTCAATTCAAGAACTTGATCGATTTGACCTTAAGAGGGTTGAGGATCATCAATATGACCATCTGGATAAGTGTCATAAGTTCGGAGCTCTATGCTTCGTACTAGTCGAGTTTAGAAAACAACGTAAAACATACCTTTTACCCTTCACAGCATTACGTGCATACAAGGTTGAGGCTTCCAGAGGTGGCCGCAAAAGCATGACGTTGGATAACTTCGAGATTGACGCATTTGAAGTTAGGACAGGCCGTGTCCCTCTTGATTATCTGGCTGCTGTAGACCGGGTGTGGTTTACAGAAACAGCGTAGGTACCCAGTATGACAGGGGATCGGGCACCGCCGCAACCAAAAATAGAACTGGTGTACCCATTTATACAAATTTTAGAAAATGGAGGATTTTAATATGAGTAAAGAAATTAACTTTAATAATCTAGCTGAAGGTGCTGTCGGTGAACGTCTGAACATTGAAATGCAGAAACTGGCCGCTAATGTGCTGGACCCAAACACTAACTGGAAGAACGTTCGTAAGTTAACACTGACTATTGCTATAAAGCCGAATGAAAAGCGAGAGATCGGTTCTGTTGATATTGATGTGAAAACAGCATTGGCACCGGCGAAGGGCGTATCTACAACAATTATCTTCGGAATGGATAACGAAGGTAAAGCACAGGCAGCAGAGCTTGTGTCCGGCGTTAAGGATCAAATGATGATCGATAATGACGGGGATGTAGCTGATGATAGAGGCAACAAAGTTAATCATGTAGAGCAAAAGGAAAGCAATGTAGTTAATTTCAAATAATCTATTTATCCCTTAGGAGGAATCATTCATGTTAAAAGAAGCATTTCAATATATCGTCGGACTTGGTAATAAGGAAATTAAAACTGTTGGAGAACAAACCTATGCTACTGGGAATTTGGAATTAGTGGCGGAGGCAACTACAACAACCCTCAAGGTTCGCAATTTATCCGGAATCGTAGAATACATCCAAAATGATTATGATAGTCAGCCACCGGTATTGATCCATATCGAAAGCCCAACGGAAGTTAGGGTCCTTAGTACATTCAACCGGGACAAGCGTCGCAATATCCTTGTTCAAGCAGAAGCGCTATTGCCAACTATCCCCTTCAAGAATTTTATATCTGTCGAGGAATTCATTATCCTTCTGCAATCATGCTTTGTTCAGAGTGTTGATCGAGACACTCTTCTAAAAGTAGTTGGAAATATCAAAGAAGATAACGTAAAAACTACAGGTGATGATGGAATCTCTCAAAGCGTTACCGCGAAAACAGGTATCACAGCGGTAGCAGATGTTAAACTTCCTAACCCCGTAACTTTAAAACCGTTCCGCACCTTTGTTGAAATTTCTCAACCAACTTGTTCTTTTGTCTTCCGTATGCAGGATGGTCCACGAGCGGCGTTGTTTGAAGCGGACGGAGGGGCTTGGAAGTTACAGGCAATGGCGGATATCAAAGAATACCTGACCAAATCACTTGAACAAGAAATTAAGTCTGAAAGAGTAGTAATTATTGCTTAACACACTCATTACGGGGCGGCTTCGGCTGCCCCATCTTAAAAGGAGTGATCCTATATGCCAAATAGAAAGGGATACTTCACAAAAAATGAAATGATGGATACCGGAGCAACGTGTTTTATCCCTGATGCAGCAGGTTCATTGACAGGTAGGTGGTATGGATCAATGCCAGAGGATGGAATAGCACTTACCCGTAAACGATGCGCTGAGCTGGGCGCACCAGTCAAAGACCGTGAAGATGCAATTGCTTTTATATATCGAGTGGAGATCAAAGATGAATACAGGTACGTACCTTTTTATCATAGACAAATTGAAGAGTTAAACTGCAAGAAAATTAACCACTTAGAAGATCGGGTGCTGCAAAGAAAAGTACGTAACAAAACTGAGGCTAATCATGAATAATTTTAGTTGGGATAAGGCTACTATGACAGAGTTGTACGCAGTCCTTCATGATGAAGGGGCTCAGTTAATCTACAGGCAACAGGCTTGTGAAGAAATTCAACGTCGTACAGGTAGGCGATATGCGTTAATAAATTTCAAAATCAAAGAGAAATATTAACTGGACGTCAGGAGGTGGGAAGCAGTGACCCATCAGACTTTTTGGAAGCCTCAGAAGCAAGAGAAGCCCAAGAAGACAAGTAGCTTAGGCCAGCGGAAGAAGGAGAAGAAAGAGGTATCTCCTTTGAAACAAAAGATATTCGTAGATCATAAACCTGGTAAAAGCTCAAAACAGCGTTGTGAGTTCCCAGCGTCAGTAATTAAGGAATTGATTGCAGAGGCTGACGGTAAATGTTCACATTGTAAAACTGCCCCGGATTCAACAACACATCATGTCATGCCACGAGGACGAAAGGGCAGGGGAGTAAAGACAAATGGGTTACGCCTTTGTGGGATGTGTCACGACATTATCCAAACGGATGAAGAGCTCTTACAATACTGGATTTCAGTATTTTGGAATAAGTACGGTGATTACTTTTGGTTTGATGAACAAGACTGGAACGAACATAATCACAAGCTAAATAAGCAGATGGAACTAGAGAAGGTAAAAGAAGAACGATTGCAGCAGATTGAACCTTTAGCTGATTTAATCATAACAGCTGCTGGCAGGGATCTCCGAGCAAAGGAAATTAGATTTCTGGAATCATTAGAAACCAAGGACTTAAATACCTTTACTGCAATGTTTACTGATGCTCTTAATGGCTATGCTGCTCAGGGATCTTTCCATCAAAATGACCGATTTGAAGATTAGATAATTCATATAACAACGTAAAAAGATTTTTTTAAATGAGAGAGATCATCATTAATTACTTGATAAGCCTCCACTGGCAGGGTAGGTATGGCAACAACGGTAGTACTTGCCCAGTAGGGCCATAGCTCATTAATACCAGCGTATCGATGGCACTGATAAGCAGGACCGCCAGAACCTGTACCGTTAGGGCATCCGCCTTTAATAGAAAATTCTATTTCTCATCTTGATGCTTATAGTCAATCACCATAGGAAATGCCGAATCAATCGCTATAGTCATTGTCTCAATACCATATGGAGGATTATGAGGGCCTGTAAAAGTTTTTACTCTGACGGTTACATTGAACAAGAAGGCTCCATTTCGTTCACGTTCGATTTTAATTACCTCTGCGTCATAGAGTCCATATTGCTGAGGAAAGCCATAATATCCATTTACTGCGTTGCTGATAGTTGGGCCCAATGCAGTGAGTAAAGCTTCCTTACAAAGCAGTTCCTTGTCATTTGGGTCAGCACTTATTGTAGGAGATAGCAAAAGGCTACTTAACAATATAACAACAGAAATCTTCTTCTTCAAAAGATCAGCCTCCTTTTGTAACAGTATTTCCGCAACTAATAACTTTTACCAAAAAAAGTGATAAACCATAAATTCTTTAAACATTCGGGCATAGCCCATAAGGAGAGATAAAGAATGCAAGTTAAAATCATTGATCCAAATCATCCATGCTACGGGCAAGAGCTTGGAGGTTCCCGTATCTATTTCGACTATTACCACCGAGGTGGCAAGCCAGACCTATACCAAGCTGAAGCGCCTGAAGGTGGGTTTTATCGCTTACTGACTAACCAGATCGATGAGGAGCATTACGAAGCTCAAGAGCTTGCTCGAGAGGTTGAACGACTTAGTGCTAATGTAGGCGATACGGTGATGATTACACGCATGGGTAGCGGAGGCTCTAAGGCTAATTTCGACATCAAAGAGCCGCATGTAATAACCAAGATTACACCATCGGGAACAGTTTACTTCGATGATGGGGAAGCCAATGGATTCCGACCGGATGTAATAGTCATTTCTAAAGATAAGTTACAGCCATGAGCGAAGGAAAAGTTTCCTTACCAACACCAGAACGGATAGAAGAGATCAAACATTATTTCACGGATGAGCAGTTAGACGAAATGAGTCGTGAGTATCGGACAATGCCCACAGATGGCGAAGGATATGCCATTGAACCAGAGTATGAAGGGATGGTAGCGCGTGGAAATATCGTAAAACTAATATCTGATGTTAAAACTGCGAGGGCTGCTCTAGAAGAGTCACAACAACGTATTGGGAAACTCGAATTGTATGTTAAGTCACTTGAATTTAACCGCGAGGATACTCAAAAACGTGTTAATGAGAAGTTAAGAGAACGCGACACTAAATTAGCAGAGGCACAGCAGACCATAGCCCTCAAGGACGAAGCTCTCCGCGATTATGAGCATAACCGCAAGATATATCAGCAAGAGCTACGGGCTGCATATATGACACTACAGGCATACCAAGTAGATAAGCAGTAGACGAAAACTATTCAGGAAGGTGCGATTTTATGAAATATGTAATATACGTGGAAGGTCTAAGCGAATTTTACAGGGGAAACACATACATTCACCAAGGGGAAACATTCCCCGCAGGGTGTATATTATCTGAGGCTAAACGCTACTCTTCAAAAAAACGTGCAGAAAATACTGTGACGGTACTAGAAAGAAAGTGTGATGATAAATTTTGCGTCCATGAAATTGAAGAATGATGCGCAGTACGAAGATACACCACAATACCAATCTATTAAGGGGTGAGAGGATGATACGTATACACAGTTTCAGCGGTGGCGTTGGCAGTATGGCGGCAGCAATCAGGGATGCTGAAGCTAATGGTACGGCAGATATGATACTGCTGTTCACCGACACTTTGATCGAGGACAAAGACCTCTACCGCTTTATGATCGAGTCAGCCGCCTACCTATTCGGCCTACCTAAGCCCGTTAATCTCTTGAAATTATGCGGAGCTATCCCGGATGTAGATAAGGACATTGACGCGCGGCGGGATTATCTGACGTCACTGGCGGTGAACGTGATGGAATATATTCCGCAGTTTCAATGGATATCAGATGGCCGGGAACCGTGGAAAGTGTTCCGGGATCGTAAGTGGATCGGGAACAGCCGAGTGGCGCAATGCAGCGAAGAACTAAAGCAAAAATTATCACGGCGCTGGGTGAAGGAACGGTACAAGCCAGATGAGGCGATTATATACTTCGGTATCGATTGGACAGAAATGCACCGGATAGGCGGCATAGAGAAGGGCTGGGCACCGTACAAGTGTAAATTCCCAATGACGGAAAATCCGTACTTATACAAATCGGATATGTTGCATGGACTTAAGCAATATGGTATCCCAGCCCCACGGCTGTATAACATGGGATTTGCTCATAACAACTGTGGAGGATTCTGCGTCCGGGGGGGGGACAAGGGCATTTCATAAACTTACTCCAAGAAAACCGGGACTTGTATTTGTACCACGAAGCGAAGGAACAGGAAATGCAACAGTATCTTGAACGTACAGACATAACAATTCTGACCCGCACGATTAACAAGGTTGATTATCCGGTATCTCTTCAGGAGTTACGCGAAGAGTGGGAATCAGGTCTAGGTTTGCAAGTGAGGATTGATTTAAGTGATATAGGCGGCTGCGGCTGCTATATATGATACTCCCCTGGCCGTTAGGCCATCGAATCGACCGAACAAGCCCAAGCCGTATAAGGGGTAGAGAGGAATAATACCTCTCTATCTACACAAGGAGGATACACATGGGAAAGGTACAGAGAATGCCAAAGTATCCATGCACCTTTTGCAAGAAGAACGAAGCCACTCAATTGTGTGATTTTGTAGTCGGTTACTCTTGGACATCAGCTAAAGATGAACGAGGTCGGATGATAGGCGGACATCATGAAACTTGTGATAACGCTATCTGTAAAGATTGTGCAACAACGGTTTCAGGGTTTGAGTTTTGCCCATCTTGCAACAAACTACATGTTCAGGTCCAAAAGCAACACGATCAAAAGCAAAGTGAACATTGATATAGCATTTGGAAGATACGAACCAATCCATGAGGTATAAGGGGGAGAAGAGGATGAGGTATAAGGACACTCAAAATGCATTAGCAGCAGGGCATAGACAGTTTATCTTCACTGCTAGCCCGGGCTTACCTGTAAATGTACTAGCTTGGGGACCAACCTGGGTTAGATTTAAGGATGCATACAACACCTATCCTATTAGCACAAACATGAAGATGTTTTCTATGATGGTGGAAGGTATTTATACAGAAAAAAGCCCTGACGCATCAGGGCAATAGCAGCTTTTATCCTCGACCAAATTATACCACAAAGGGGAATGAGGATGAACATCGCCAATAGCAAGGCTCCTGTAGTAAAGGTAACGGACTTAGGTCCAGCAACTGCCCTAAACTATCAACTCTCCCTCAAAGGCGCGGAGCGAGCATACAGAAAGGCTGACGCTGATGATAAGAAGGTTATCTCAGGTATGAAATCAGATTGCGAGTTTGCCATTGAGTGGCTGTCTACAGGACGGCGACCAGGTAATAAGAGAGGTATAGAACGGCGAGCTGGATATGAGCGCGAAGTACTACTTGATCCAATACGAATGCAGGCTTTCGCTAGTGATTCAAAGGCGGGAAGCCCGGCCAATCTTTCAGACGAACAACGGTTCCAACTAGAATATGCACTTAATCAATTAAGCGAGCGGGAACGAGAATGCTATACATTAGCACATGGTCAATGCTTTCCACATTCTGAGATAGCCAAGATGCTCGGGATTACTTACGGGAGTGTGAGTGAATATGTGCAGCGAGCCCAGCGAAAGATTAGTGACATAGTAGATAACTCTTTGTTTTTTATCTAGATTACACTATATAGAAATATATAAAAGCTATCAGCGATAATATGTTGATAGCTTTTATATATGGAAATTTAAAGTATTTTCCAAAGTTTAACAGGAAAAAATAACATGTTATGCTACTATTGTCCTAAATGCAGTATTATTCGACGGGAGTGGTTAAGATGAGCAAAGATATATTGAGAGATTTACAACCAGAGAGTAGCGAGGAGGCACCAGAAAAAAATGAAAAAAAGAAGCTTTCGAAAGAGGAACGTCGACAAAAGGAGATGAGTAACCTTAATAACGCTTTAGCAAGCGGGAATTTGACTACTCTAATTTCAAAAGTAGCCTCTATTTTGAATAGGTTTGAAGAGACCAGAAATTCAGATATGGCGCTTAAAATAAAGTATTGGGAGATATTCGAAGGGTTTACAGGAAACTTTGTGGATGTTAGTCAGATGTTCAAACTAACAAGAGATACATCAATTTCTAGGGCACGCGCTAAAATTCAAAATGAATATAAGCTTTATCAAGCTAATGATAGAATAAAAGCATATAGAAATGATAAGGAAGAATTAGAAAAAGAAATTCAACTCTCAACCAAACCTGGAACTCCTAGTATTACTCTTTATACCGACGAAAGCGGAAAAAGTAACGCCGATAAATACATGATTATTGGCGGTCTTTGGATTTTGGAGAGTGATAGGGTTGCATCGTTACATAGGCACTTTGCTGAATGGCGTTCAGAAAGAAAGAATGAAAGAAATATGCCTAAAGAGTTTCATTTTACCGAGATGCGAGGTGGACAATTACAGCACTACAAGGATTTTTTCTCAGAAATGATATCAATGTCTGATATGTTAAGTTTGAAGGCAGTTGTTTTTGATAGAACCAGTAGTAAGTTTAAATCCATTGATGAGATGATATATGCACTATATTATCAGCATGTCCATCATGGTGTTCAACATGAAGTCAATTCAGGAAGAATAACATTGCCCAGAACGGTTAACTTTTGGAAGGATCAGGAGATTGGTGCCGATAACCTCTTTATGAATGAATTAGAACAACATCTTGTCACACACTTTGAGGGATACTTTAAAAAGAACTTGACTCTCAATACATTCAGCGCGATTGATTCAAAATGGAGTACATTAATTCAGCTCGCTGACTTATATACAGGGTGCATAAATAGGGCAATAAACTCACCTAAAGACGTAGTGAAAAATCATAAAGATGAATTTGCAGAGTTTGTCTTTGATATTCTTAATCTGGATTTAAGTGATCTCAAAAATCAAGAACAAGACATGGCAATGATTCATTATATATAAACTGTGAGCCGCCTTAGAGTAGGCTGTTTTTGTCTAGTAAACGCCCACTGTATATAGGAGGAACCTATTACATAAGGTTCCTTTATAGCGAATATGCATCATAAAGGGACCCAAATCCCATTATCGCGGTATATAGGATATTCGATCGGTATGTTGCTACTTATTAAGGTTGAGTTAGCGCATGCCGATTATTAATTATCAGGGTGTATTATGTACGAAAAACTCCAATTTCCTTTATCCAGAACGGCTATACTGTATACTTCTGTTTTTCTTATAGGGGGATTACCAACAGAATCTATATACTCATAGGTAACTTTAATTAAAGTTGGATTTTTATTGCTAGCTTTAGTGCTGATTATCTTAAATTGGTATTTGTCTTTTATCTCATTCAATTTTTCATCAAGAACATTTTGTGGATCTGTAATTGATCCACGCATTATCGCGAAGTCAATTACTACTTCATGTTCCAAACTGTTTATATTGTGTTCAAATGTCATTGGTTGTCCAATTAGTTGCTTTACATGTGCTAAATATTCGATATATTCACTATAATATTGCTTTTCTAAGTAGTAAAAACATTGATTAATATATTCATATAATGACTTATCATTGTAGTCTGCTGATTCATCATTAAACTGAGAATCAAAATCATCCTCCTCTAAATAGCTATAAGGTTCAAGTAAGGATCTTAAATTCATTATTTCACTTTCAGTAAAGAATTGTTTGTTTTTAAATTTTTCATCAAACTCTTTTACAATTTCTTTAGAAATTTTAAGCAAGTCTTTACTAACATATCTTTCATATTTCGAAGACAGGTCAAGTGTAAAAGTCAAATCCGAGGTATTCTCGACTTGTGCTGGTAATTCTACTCCTTTTATATCAGCTACCACTTGGAGACTCTTTTGATGAAATGCTTGTAATGGGGAACATCCAGTTGCAATTATTATTGATGAAGTAGTGGAAATGATAAGCAAAGCATTTTTTAATTTCATAGAAAAGATAACTCCCTTTTATGTAAAATAATAAAAAAGACATAGGTCCTACTAGTTTAACATCATTAGTAGGAAAAATGTACCAGTATTATAGTTTAAGATAAAAGAATGGAAACCTTTGATTTCTCTTTAACTCCAAAAGCTGCAGAGGTGACGACGAAGTAAGGTACATGGGTAAATAGTAGCAGGAAAATACTTCCTTTACGTCGAAATATGATGTCGAAGGGAGGTGGAAATATTGTTAGAGGAATTAATAAGTCAGGGGCAAGCATTTACTGAAGAAGTGAGCGGACTTGTAGGGACCCAAAGTCTTTCAATTGAGATAGAAAAGTGGGCTTCCCAATCTGTCATGTATCTCAATAAGGAAATTAAAGTTGATGCTGTGACTGATCGAGTGAATAGTGCTTATAAGACTCTGAATGTTAATGCTCATATGAAGCACTCACAAATTCTTGGTGCATTACTTGCTGCTAAAGAAATAAAGGATAAGCATAATGATTTTGCCAAAAAAATATGGGACATGAACAAATAGTGAGAGCGCCTTCGGGCGTTTTTTTTAGTGTCTTAAATACGGAGGTGGTGATAATGTAATGCCAAGAGCACGCGATCCAAACCGTGACCGCGCACTAGAGATATGGCGTGAACACGGTGGGGAAATAACAAACAGGCAGATAGCGGAGCAACTGGACATTGACGAAAAGAAGGTAGCGGTCTGGAAGCAACGTGACAAATGGAGTGTTGTACAACAATCATCAAATAACGTTGTACAACAGCCAAAGAAGAATGTTGTACAACAAAATAAACCAAAGTCCAGTAAACAGAATAAAGAGGTGGCTCGGGGCGATCCGCCGGAAGTAGAAGCTGAGCTAACTGATAAGCAAAGAATGTTTGTCCTTGAATATATGCGAGACTTCAACGCAACTAGAGCTGCATTAGCTGCCGGTTATTCAAAGAGAGCAGCTTATTCCATTGGATGGGAAAACCTGAGGAAACCTGAAGTTCAGGCAGAAATCACAAGGTTGAAGGATCAGATGGTTGGTGAGCTTGGGTTGAGCGTTCATCGGGTCATAGCCGAGTACCTTAAAATCGCATTTGCTGATACTACTGATTACGTAGACTTCGGTACCACGGAAGAGCCAGTAATCGGTATAGATGGACCTACTTATGATGAAGAGGGCGACCCGGTAACCAAAACAGTTAGTTTTGTTCACTTTAAGTCAGCTTATGAGGTAGACGGTACGTTAATTAGTGAAGTGAAACAAGGACGTGATGGTGTAAGCATCAAGTTTTACGATAAGATGCGAGCGCTGAAAGAGCTGGAGAAGTACCTAGGTTATATGGATGAAGAAACTAAGCTTCGCGTTCAGAAAATGCAGCTTGAGGTTACGGCTATCAGTAAAACGGTAGAATCAGAGGTTGTATTCATAAAGGATGATCTCCATGAGTAAAGTTATTAGCTTACAGGAGACCGTCGGCAAGGGATACGCAAAGTTTTGGCATTTTAAAGGACGTTATCGAGTAGTCAAAGGCGGTCGGGGTTCGAAAAAAAGCGTAACAGCCGCTTTATCTATTATTGCCAAAATGATGGAATACCCATTAGCCAATACTTTAGTTCTACGTAAGACGTTCAATACTCATAAAGACTCCACCTGGGCACAGCTTAAATGGGCAGCTAATAGGTTGGGGGTAGCAAACAAGTGGCAATTCAAGAAATCGCCACTAGAAGCTATATATAAGCCAACAGGACAAAAGATATTGTTCCGTGGTCTTGATGATCCGATGTCAATCACCTCTATTACGGTGGACACCGGCTATTTGTGTTGGGCGTGGTTTGAAGAAGCCTATCAGATCCTTAATGAAGATGATTTCGATAAGGTGGATATGTCTATCCGTGGTCTGTTGCCAGATGGGTACTATAAGCAGCTGACGATAACCTTTAACCCGTGGAATGAAAAACATTGGTTAAAACATCGTTTCTTCGATACCGAGAACCCAGATACATTCGTGGATACTACAACATACCGCTGTAATGAGTTCCTGGGAGACGAGGACCGCAAGCTATTTGAATGGATGAAGAAGCATAAACCAAAGCGTCATAGGGTAGAGGGTGACGGAGATTGGGGTATCGCTGAGGGTGCTATATATGAAGACTGGCGGGAAGAAGAGTTTGATTACCGAGCTATTGCCAAGCAAAAGGGTTACAGGGCAGTGTTTGGACTCGACTTTGGTTATACGAATGACCCTACCGCTCTTGTATGCGCTCTGGTTAACAAAGAGGAGAAGAAGCTGTATATCTTCGATGAACACTATGAGCATGGCATGCTGAACGATGATATTGCCGATATGCTGAAAGAAAAGGGCTACTCTAAGGAGCGTATCATTGCGGATTCCTCAGAGCCAAAATCCATTGCTGAAATCCGCGGTTTCGGGATTGGTAGGATTAGAGCCGCTGAAAAAGGCGGGGATAGCATCAAGGTTGGTATTCAGACCATTCAGCAGTATGAAATCATCGTTCATAAATTCAAATGTCCGAATGTCAGCATAGAGCTATCAAGCTATGTATGGGAACAGAATAAAGCTGGGAAGTTCACGAAAAAGCCAGTTGATGACTTTAACCATGCTATGGATGCGTTACGTTATGCTATGGAGCAAATCCGTAAGCCTGATGCATTCTCATTTGATTAATAGGAGAGGAGGAAACCTATTTGAGTACAACAGAAGAGGTTATCCAGATCATTGAAAAAGGTGCAAAGTCGGCTATGACAGACGAAGAAATTATTAAGCAGGGAATCGATGACTGGTTACCTTCTCAGGAACGTAGGGATATGCTTGCTGGTGAACGCTACTATCAGAATAAGGCAGATATTTTAGAACGTAAGCGAATGACCATTGGAGAAGGCGGGGCGCTAATAGAAGCTAAAAACCTAGCTAATAACAAGATCGTCCATGGATTCTTGCGGAAGCTTATTGACCAGAAAGCTGGCTATCTGTTGAGTAAGGAAATGAGCATACAGACCAAGAACAAAGTTTATGATGAACTTTTGACAGGAATATTTGATAAAGGGTTTAAGCGACTCTTAAAAAGCCTGTTGAAGGAAAGTAGCAAGAAGGGTCGCGCCTGGTTGCATGTTTATTACGACGAAGAAGGCCGTTTCCGGTTTAAGAAGCTGCCATCTGAAGAAATCATACCACTATGGAAAGACGCCGCTCATACCGAACTAGATGCAATTATCCGCGTATATGAGGTTGACGAATATGAGGGGAAAAAGAAAACAACTATCCAAAAGGTTGAATTCTGGCACTCTAAAGGCGTTAACCGCTATGTGATCGGTACGGGTAGTTTAGCGGTACCGACAACAAGCGGACTGATACCGGATGTGGAATTGGGTGAATTCAGCAGTCATTTTGCTGCTATAGACGGGATTGAAAAAGCTGAACATGCCTTAAACTGGGAGCGCATCCCTTTCATTTGCTTTAAATACAATGAGGACGAGTTACCGCTGATCAGCTTACTTAAATCGCTGATAGATGACTATGATAGAAGCAAGTCTGATAACAGCAATAACTTAGAAGACATTCCCAACAGCATATTTAAACTTAAGGGATATGATGGAACTGATCTTGGTGAGTTCCGGAGAAACTTGATGATTTATAGATCTGTTAAGGTAACTGCAGAAGATGGCGCTGATGTCGAAACTATGGATGTCAATATCAACACTGAGGCTTACAAGCTCCATACGGAGATGACCCGGTCTGATATATATGAATTCGGTCGCGGGGTAGATACTCAAGCGGATTCATTTGCAACAGCACCGAGCGGGGAAGCTTTGAAATTCTTATATGCTGATTTGGATATGGATGCTAACGATATCGAAAACGAGTTCCAAGCAGCACTTGAGCAACTTTTGTGGTTCGTTGATAAACATATCTTTAATACCACGGGGAATGACTTCTCAGATGAGACAGTCAATTTCCTATTTAACCGGGATATTGTCATTAATGAGACCCAAGTTATCACTGATGCCAAGAACAGCGTAGGGATCGTCTCTGATGAAACCATACTCGCTAACCATCCATGGGTGACAGATACCAAGGAGGAAATGAAGCGCAAGGAAGCCGAAGAAAAGACTTCTCTGGATCGCGCACAGGAATATGGAGGTTTGACCGATGATAAGCCCCCTGTAGAGGCTGGAGTTGATGAGAAATGAAGTCTGAGGCCTACTGGTCAAAGCGCATGGAACAACTGAATGAGTCACTACTAAATAAGGGTGTACCTTTCACAAAGGCAATGAATAAGGAATACCGTAAGGCTCAGATATCTGTCCAGACGGACGTTAACAATTTCTATCAGCGGTTTGCAGATAATAACGGGATCGTTAGCTTATCCGCTGCCAAGCAAGTTCTGAAAGCTGGAGAGCTCAAAGAATTCAAATGGACCGTTGAAGATTACATTGCTCGTGGTAAAGAAAACGCCATAGATCAGCGGTGGATGGAGGAACTAGAGAATGCCAGCATAAGAGTACGTGTTACCCGCTTAGAATCCATTCAATTGCAGATGAAGCAACATGTCGAGGAATTATCCGCTAAGCGTCTGACGGGCACAACGGAGCTACTAGGCAACGTCTACAAGGATGGTTACTACCGAAGTATTTTTGAACTGGAAAAGGGTATCGGTATAGGAGCATCATTCTCCAAGTTAGATAAGCGGCAGCTTGAAGCTATCCTTTCGGCTCCATGGGCACCAGATGGTAGCAACTTCTCATCTCGTATATGGACTGATCGAGTAAGGTTGAATGGTGAACTGCGGAATATCTTTACTCAAGGACTTATACGCGGGGATACATCAAAACAGATGATTCAACAGCTTCAGGATCGTATGGGTGTATCAGAAAAAGCAGCTACACGACTAATCCTTACAGAATCAGCTTACTTTGCTGGACAATCTCGACTAGCTGGTTATAAAGAATTAGGTGTTGAAGAATACCGCTTTACAGCTACGTTGGATAATAGGACATCTGCTAAGTGCCAGGACATGGATGGAAAGGTATTTGCTATTTCCGATGCAGTGGTTAATGTTAACTACCCACCTCTACATGCTCATTGTCGTTCTACCACTATCCCGCACTATGACGATAACATTAAAGCTCGGGTAGCGCGTGACGAGGACGGTAAGACTGAGACCATACCAGAGGATATCAACTACAAGGAATGGGCGGAGAAATACGCTCCTGAAGCTACAGAGACTGTTTCTGTTGAAACTCCGAGTAAGCAAGCACCAGAGACTCTCTTACCTACTATTGAGATTCCGGGCGGGCCTAGAAAGGATATTCCAATTCCTGAGAAAAGCATCTATACCCTGGAACCTGAGAAATGGTATGATGAAACCGGAAAGACTGCACCACCGCTGATTAATCTCAGTAAGATGGATCTACCGAAGCTGCAGCCGGACATTCCGCGTAAACTAGGTAATATCGATTTGTCTAAACCTGATATCGTCCGCAACTATGTAAAGGATGCGGAGCAAGCCATCAGGAATGCACCGGAAGAACATGCAATAGCTCTCACTAAAGAAGGTGAGGTTATCCATGTTAAGGGTGATAAGGCATCTGTCGATATTACCAAGATCAAACCACCTGATGTACTTAAAAAGAGTATCGTCACCCATAATCACCCTACAGTGGATGGGGAACCAGGCGGTTCGTTTAGCCGTGACGATGTCCTAGCATTCATAAAGAATGGAATCAAGGAATTACGAGCTGTTGATTCTAGTAGCACATACATCCTGAAGAAGTCAGCCCCAATAAACCTGAGTACAGATGAGATTAACCGTTTACTCGATAAAGCAGAAGATTCATATCTTGCATTGCTTACTATTGAGCAGGCACTCACAGGTTATGATGAAAAGCATCTAACTATGGAACAGCTAGTAATGCTTCTTGAATCGCTACAATATACAAAGGAGTGATGATCTTGCGAACTAAAGAAGAGAATAGAGCGGCTATTGCTGAACAGTTTGCCCCGCAGCGTGATAAGCTGGGTGAACGATTCGATGCTTTAGTGGACGAGATCAGCGCCGTTAGGTATGAATACCTTCAGAAGCGTGATAAGTTGCCAAAACAGCCGATAGGAATCATGGATGCTAACGCAGCAGAAGAACGACGGTTAAATCGTGAAGAAGCTATGAAATGGGTACTAATCAAACAGAAATATGGTATATGAAGCACTCTCCAATATGCGAGGGTGCTTTTTATATTGCTGAATAGGAGGGGGCCATGAAGGTCAGTTTCAGTGATTACAGAAGGAAACTACCGGCTGTCGGTTGGATTGTCTGGGAAATTGACCACTGGACACAGACTATACGCTTATGTAGATGGTGGGCTTATCCCTTCAAGCTGATTTACGTATTCTTTCGTTCCCAGCGAGTAGGGCTATATCATTGGTTTAATAAAGTCGGAATCATGAAGACGCCTTTAGGATGCTACATGAGATTTTCGGACATTTGGAAACGCGATAAGAAAAGTTAGGCCGTGGTTGAGACTACCGCGGCCTATTTGCTCATGAACCGGAGCATATCGGTTCACTCCCTAAGCTGGAGAGCAGCTATACAAATCTATGGAGGTAGATTATATATGGATTGGCTGAAAGAGTTGTTGAAGAAGTTGGGCGTTGAAGATTCAAAGATTGACGGGGCTATTGCAGATGCTGGTAAAGAGATTCCGAAGCACTTTGTTCCGAAAAGTCAGTATAACGAAGTTTCTGCGGCTAAGCAGCAGGCAGAGAAGGATGTCGCTGATCGGGACAAGCAAATCGAGGATCTGAGTAAAGCTGCCGGACTGTCAGATGACCTAAAGAAGCAGATTGAACAGCTCAAAACTGATAACAAGACAGCAAAGGAAAAATATGACGCCGACCTGCAACAGATTAAGTTGGACAATGCTATTTCTGCTGCACTCACTGGTAAGGTGCATAACGAGAAGCATGTTACTGGACTAATAGACAAGGAAAGGCTGGTCATCGGTGATGACGGTAAATTGGTCGGCTTAGACGAGCAGCTTAAGGCTTTACAAACATCGGATGCCTACTTGTTTAAAACCGAGGATAAAGGTGGTGGTGGAGGGTTCAAGTTTAAAGGAACCTCTCTATTGGACGGCAAGGATCAATCTAAGGGCGAACAAGGCGATGACAAGGTTGGTAGCTTCGGCAAGCAATTGGCTGAATCTACTAAAGGCAATGAAGGGTTGGATACAGCCCGAGAAAGCTACTTTAAATAAGAACGGAGGATAAACAAAATGAGTAAATTTAAAGAAACTACCTATGGGAATAAGAAAGAAATTCTTAAATTCCCAGATCACTATGTAGCAATTGCCGTCACGGTGAGCGATGCAGGTGTTACAGCTAACGCTGATGGTAAAAAGATTGTGCCAGCTGGAACTATTCTAGGTGGCGGTGTGATTGCTGACGATACTAAACTGGCGGTCAAGGCTACAACCACTACTGGAGTATCCAATGCTGAAGGTGTTCTGTTGAATGATACAGATGTAACAAGTGGTCCAGCACCAGGGGCGATGCTCATTCATGCGTTCATTAATAAAAATAAAATCCTGACTGCTCCTACTGCTGAAGAACTGACAGCATTGAAGCAGATCACATTTATCGACTAAGAAAGGAAAGGTGAAAATTTATTATGCCTAACATTCAAGATTTAGTAAGAGCTCCAGAGATCGCGGCTTATATTGCGGCTAACCCATCAAACGCTATTCCATATCTGGGAGCAACGCTGTTTCCATCAGCAAAAAAGCTTGGTTTAGATATTGGTTGGATTAAAGGAGCAGGAGGACTGCCTGTAGCCTTGATGCCATCAGAATTCGATGCTAAAGCAACCCTGAGAGACCGTATTGGTTTCGGCAAGGTAGAAACAGAGATGCCATTTTTCCGCGAGGCTATGCTGTTGAAAGAAAAGGATCGTCAAGAATTGCTGAGACTCCTGGAATCGAACAATGGTGAATATGTAAAGTCTTTGATTACTCAAATCTATGATGATAGAGCCAATTTGGTTAACGGCGCTGAGGTTAACGCCGAGCGTATGCGTATGCAATTACTATCATCGGGTAAAATCCGAATCACTGCCAACCGAATCGACTATGATTATGACTACAAAATGAAGTCTGGACATAAGACTACTCTTACAGGATCAGACAAATGGGACGATCCAACAGCTAATATCGTGGGTGACATCAAAGAATGGCAGGATACGATTGAAGACGAGCAAGGCGTACGTCCAACTAAGGCGATCGTTACTCGTAAAACGTGGAATAACATTCTAGCTAACGAAAAGGTGCGTTTGGACATGAATCCTCTTGGCGGGCTAAACATCATCATGACTGATGCGCTGATGCGTCAATACCTGGAGTCCAAACTGGGATTGACGGTTGCGGTTTACAACAAGAAATATGCTCTACAAGATGGCAGCTCACACCAATTCTATCCAGACGATTATTTCACACTGATTCCAGACGGTGCTTTGGGTAAAACGTGGTATGGTACTACTCCAGAAGAAGCTGATCTTATGAGCGGGGCAACAAGCGCAGAAGTTTCTATCGTGAATACAGGTGTGGCTATCACAACAATTAAGCAGCCACACCCAGTTAGTGTGGAAACTATCGTTTCTGCAATCACACTGCCATCATTTGAAACTATCGACAATATTTTTATTGCGAAAGTGGTTTAAGGAGGGGCTAACGCCTCTCCTATTTATTTTGAAAGGATGATGAGAGTGTCTGAAGAAAAGAGAATCGAGATATCTCTGTTAACTGGAGCGAAATACAATCGGAAATTCTATAAGGCGAGTGATAAGATTTTGATCCTCCCTAGTGAAGTGGAATCCCTGATTAAGGATGGAGTAATCCGCCGTGAAGATGTTCCTGAATTTGATGATGATGAAGATAAGCAGGATGTGCCGCTGGAAGAAATGAAGCTGCCAGCACTAAAGAAATATGCCAAAGAGCACGACATTGACTTGGGCGAAGCTACGAAGATAAAGGAAGTACTTGCAGTTATTCTGAAAGCAGGTGAAGCAGATGCCGGAGGAGACGGAAAAGTATCTGGACAAGCTGAAGGGACTGCTACTGATCCCGATTGAGGACCTAAGCAAAAATTTCCGGCTACTGTTTGTCTTGGAGACCATCGTCCAGGAGATAAAAACCTACTGCAACATTTCTTCTATTCCTGAAGCCTTAGATAACGTAGTGCTGCATATAGCTGAGGATTACTATCGGACGAAGTACCCGACAGAGTTTGAGCAGACTACACCAGCTGTAACCAGTATCAAGCGCGGGGATGTTACAACAGCGTTCGGATCCGCTAAGGCAACGGTTGTGGTTGGATCTGGGGCAGCTTTTGTGAGGAATTATTCAGCACAGCTAAATGCCTTTAGAAGGCTGAGGTGGTAATATGCCATTCGGAAATGTAATAGATGAACGTTTAGCTATAGAGAGTACCTATGAAGGGTTGGCTACAGTCTTCGAGATCCAGGATGTTAAAGACCCTGTAACTAGAAAGACCCGACAACAGCCTGTTATGGTGCTAGCAGCTGAGCCGTGTGCACTCTCTCAAACTTCCTTGCCTGCTAGTACACAAACTGTAACAGCGGATCAGGTGAACTATGATGCCAAATTGTTTATCTCTCCTGATGTAGTTATTAAGCCAGGTAGTCGAATAACGATCGTGCAGGATGGTATGACTTTTGAAGGTGAGCAAGCAGGTAAACCATTTAGATATCCGACTCATCAGGAGATTAAGCTAAAAGAGGTCCTGAACGCATGAGCATGGGTAAATTCGATTTCTCCGATGTCAAAAAGCTTCAGAAGAACCTTCAACGGATGCAAAATGAATTTCCAGCATTTATGGAGGAGTGTATTCGTGAGCTTGCAGGACGGTTACTGGCGAAGACTATAGCTAGGACTCCGGTAAAATCCGGTGACTTGCGTCGTGGCTGGCAAATTGGTGATGTGGTTCGGCTCCCAGGAGGCGGTGTACACGTTGAGATTGTCAACAATGTGGAGTATGCACTCTATGTTGAGTACGGCCATGTTACCAGACTGCGTACCGGTTGGGTTAACGGTAAATTCATGCTGACCTTATCCGAGCAGGAACTTGAGAGAGAGTTGCCGGGGATCATGGAGCGGAAGCTGAAAAAATACATGGAGAAGTACATGGGGCGGTGAGCATGCAGGATATCAAAGACGCACTTATAAAGAGGCTATCGCTATTTACTCCGGAGTATCCAGTTTATGACGAAGCAGTAGAGCAGGGCATGAAGCAGCCGTGCTTTTTTGTGTTGCGCATCGAAGGCGGCCAAAACAGGGAAATTAATCGGCGGTATCGGCGTTTGAATTCCTTCGATGTTCATTACTTTCCACACAAGGATGCCGCGGCACCCCGGGAAGAATGCGAGCTCATGGCTGAGCGACTGTACTCAGAACTAGAGTATGTGACCGGCGCTGAGGGAGGATACCGCGGTATCGGCATGCGTGATGAAATTGTGGAGGGTGTGCTGCATTTCTTCGTCCAATTTAACTATCATGTCGTGAGGACGAAAGCAACGGATGTAAAAATGCAGACTATGAAGCAAGGAGGCGGTATTAAGTGAGTGAGAAGAGCATTAAGACAGTTGAGACACCGACTGAGGGATCATTTACCAAAGAGCAGTTCTTAGCCTCTGCTAAGTATTCATATAAAGACAAAGACGTCTTATCGGCGCTGCTGGAGCCGGGGGAATTGTATACAGCTTCTGAGGCACAACAAGTGATCGATGATTTTATGAATAAGGAGGTTAAATAGAATATGGAGGTCTGGGTCGATGTAGAAGGATTCGAAAATTTCTATCAAGTATCTAATTATGGAAATGTACGCTCTCTAGATCGGAACATAGTCCAAAATAATGGAGTGACCCGTCTCTATAGAGGTAGAGTACTTAAGCCAAAGGTTGATAAGTACGGATATCAAGTTTTAACGCTTAGTAAACGAACTCAAGGAATCAGGAAGACAATTACTATTCATAAATTAGTTGCCCAGGCCTTCATATTAAACCCGTTTCACAAAGATAATGTCAATCATATTAATGGATGTAAGTCAGATAACAACGTTAATAACTTGGAGTGGGTTACATGTAGCGAAAATACCACACACGCAATTAATGAAGGTTTGATAGACATTGAAGCTTCTAGAGTCCGGATGAGAAGGATGAATGAGGCGAACAAAATCAAAGTAAAACAAATCAAAGATGGTCGAACGATTAGAGTGTATAACAGTATTCAGGAAGCGCTGGAAAGTGTAGCTAACAGGCGTACAGGAAGCATTATAAATGAATGCTGTCGTGGTAAACGGAAAAGCGCTTATGGATATGAGTGGAGATATGCTAATTAGAAAAGGAGTTGATTGATTTGAGTGGAGGCACTTGGATCACGCAAAATAAAGTAAGACCTGGTGTATATATCAACGTGGAAACGAATGGCGGTGCATTGGGTACAGTCGGCAGCAGGGGAATAACCTCTTTAGCACTAACTCTCCCATGGGGAGCGGCTAAGGTCATCACACCGATTGTAGCTGGTGAGGATACAATCAAAACACTTGGGTTTGACATTACGGCTTCAGAACTGTTGCCTGTGCGTGAGGCGCAAAAGCGGGCGCGTACAGTATTGCTCTACAAGCTTAATGATGGAGTTAAAGCAACTGCTACAATCGGCGCCTTGATACCGACAGCAAAATACGGCGGTACTCGGGGGAACGATCTAAAGGTTGTAGTACAAACCAACATTGACGACAGTAGCAAATTCGATGTGAAAACCTTGCTGGATAACGCAGTAGTGGACACGCAGGTGGTCGCTAACATCGCCGGGCTCAAAGCTAATGACTGGATTGTTTGGGGTGGGACTGGGGCTTTGACAGCAAGCGCAGGGGCTCCTTTAGTGGGCGGTGCTAATGGCACTGTGACTAATGCTGATCATACTGCTTTTCTAGCTGCACTGGAGCTGTACGATTTCCAGACAGTTGCACTCACATCCACGGACAACGCACTCAAAGCGGTATATGCTGCCTTTGTACGGCGTTTAAGAGAGTCGGAAGGTAAAAAGGTACAGGCTGTACTTGAAAACTACCCTGTAGCCGATTTCGAAGGTGTAATCAGCGTTAAGAATGGTGTGGTTCTCTCCGATGGGACAACAATAACAGCCGCGCAGGCCACTGCTTGGGTAGCTGGTGCTTCAGCGGCAGCTGAGATGAATGAGTCTCTTACTTATTCGGCATACGACGATGCTGTAGATGTGACGCCACGCTACACCAATACACAGATTGAAGCAGCTTTAAAAGCTGGAGAATTTCTCTTTACACCGTCCGTTAATCGAGCCGTGGTTGAGCAGGATATTAATACTTTCCTCTCTTACACTCCAAAGAAGGGGAAACAACTTCAAAAAAACCGTGTGCTCCGTGTGCTGGATGGTATTGCGAATGATTTGAAGCGTATTTTTGAATCATTTTACATCGGTAAGGTATCAAACAATGTTGATGGCCGAGCTCTGTTTCGAAAAGAGGCTGTTGTCTATTTGGATAGCTTGCAGGGGATTGATGCCATTCAAAATTTTGATGCTCAGACGGATATCACTGTATCTCCTGGCAATGATTCAGATGCTATATATGTCGAAGCTAATATCCAGCCAGTAGACAGTATCGAAAAAGTATATATGAAAGTGCAGGTGAGATAAATGACGTTTTTAGAGGCAAAGGACACAATCAGTGGACAAGAGGGACGAGCTTTCGCCACAATCAACGGTCAGGTAGAGGAAATGTTCTATATTAAGACTATTGAAGCTTCAGTTGAAAAAACAAAGGCAGAAGTGAAGACCCTAGGCCGCCGTGGTGTTCAGCATAAAACAACTGGATGGTCGGGCAGCGGAAGCATGACCATCTATTATGTGACAAGTCGGTTTCGTCAGTTGATGATCGACTATATCAAAACGGGTAGAGATACCAACTTTGATATTACCATTACAAACGAAGATCCGGGATCTACCATTGGTGCACAGACAGTAACACTACTAGGGGTAAATTTAGATAGTGTGGTGATGGTATCCTTGGATACTGAATCAGATGCATTGGAAGAAGATATCGATTTTACATTTGAAGATATTGATATGGGTCAATCATTCACCGCGCCAAACAATTAAACTAAAACGAAATTATAATAGGAGGAATTATTAATATGAGTTTACAAGAATTTTTGAATGAAAATCCTGTGGATGGCTTGACTGATGAAGTTGTAGTATCGTCACGATTTAAGGATAAAGAGGGAAAGGTTCTTTCTTTTAAGATTAAGGCAATGACAGATCAGGAATTCAACGAAACTCGCAAGTCTTGCACGATCCCAAAAAAAGGACGGAAATTTGAATTTGATTCAGGTCGATTTAATCTGCAGACAATCATTCGAAATTGCGTAGAACCCAACTTTAAAGATGCTACCAGTATTAAAAAATTGGGATGCGCTTCCCCTGAAGAGTATGTACAGAAGGTGCTTTTAGCTGGGGAGATTGCAACATTGGCTCAAAAAATCAGTGAGTTGAGTGGTTTTGATGCAGAAATGTCAGACTTGGTTGAAGAAGCAAAAAACTAATACGGGGGGGTGATGCTGATGCGAATTATGCATATTACGCCCTCCATAAGTTCCATAAGTGGCCTCATGAATATATGGCTCTTTCGCGACAAGAAAGGGCCTTTGTTATGGCTGCAGTTAATGAACGTGTTGAAAAAGAGAAGAAAGATGCAGCAAAGGTAAAAGCAAAGAAATAGGAATTATTACCCTCTCACGTTTTTCACTATGTGGTAGAATATAGGGAAAAAGCAACGGAGGTTGTGCATGGGTATCTTTAAGAAGAAAGAGATTAACGGTAGTTTTGGCGCTTCTCTATTCCATACAGAGGGATTGCCGATTGCTGAAAATACTCATTGTGAACTCAGAATAAACGATGGGAAGTTAGTAATCACTGGTGGTGGATCTGAATTTATTGTCAATTTGTCTCAGATCCAAGCTGCTGATTTTAAGACTGATGTTGAGATTGCGCATATCGTGAATAGCAGCGCAGCGAAGGGTATTGCCGGAGGGCTTTTATTCGGTCCTATCGGATTAGTTGTCGGTGCAAGAGCAACTAGCAAAAAGGAGCGAACGGTAACCCCATACTTGATTATGAACTACATTAATTCTGCAAATGAACTTGCTGTATTAATGTTCCGGGACAATCCAAAATCATTTGAAGCGGCAAAATTCATTGATAAAATACGACCTGTAATATCAAATAATCCGAAGCAAACAATTCAACTATAAATAATTTAGAGGTCGCCTATATGGCGGCTTTTATTTTTTTTTAGGAGGTGATAAATGAGTGACAACAGTATCCAGTACCCTTAAAATGCTTGACAGCTTTTCAAGCCCTATGCAACGTGTCGCTAACCAGGTACTAGAAGTTACAGCACGTATGGAGAGGTTGAAGCGAGTTGTAGAATCTCCTATCTCTATAAGGATGGACGCGAGTCAAGCGGTTCAACAAGTTGACCGTCTCAGACAACCTATATTAAGAATTACCATTGACCAAGCAGGACTAATGCAACAAGTAAATGCTGCGAGAGCGCTGATAGAATCACGATTGCGAAACATACAAGCAAGTATCGATTTGGAAATGCCCCCTGCTCTACGTGCTACGTTTACTAGCTTACAGCGCATGGTGTTACGACTAGTTCAATCTATGGACAGATTACGAACAACTACTAGAACCGACTCAAATCAAGCCGCACAGCTATCCTCAGCTTTGCAACGCATAGCCCGACTTGAACAACAAATTGCTGATTTACAGAGGCAAGCTAACGGAGGTCTTCGCGAAGCGGGGAAAGCGAGTAGCGGATGGCTAGGAAACATGAAGAATATCGCAGCGGCATACTTGAGTATTCAAGGTATTAGATTAGGAACGAAAATAAGTGATGATTACATTAACACAATTGCTCGCCTAGATTTAATTAATGACAAAATGCAAACCACGGCCGAACTTCAAGATAAAATTTTTGAGTCCGCTGATCGTGCTAAAGGTAGCTACACAGATATGGCGGCGGTTATAAGTAGAATGGGTACTTTGGCAGGCGAAGCATTTAAGTCTAATAACGAATTAGTTGCTTTTACAGAGTTAATGCAAAAGTCATTCCGTATTGGTGGATCCAGCACGATGGAACAACAAGCTGGGATGTATCAATTATCTCAAGCGATGGCCGCAGGAAAACTCCAAGGGGATGAATTTAGGTCTATAATGGAAAATGCTCCAATGTTGGCAGCTGCGATTGCAGATGTAACCGGGAAGACAAAGGGTCAACTCAAAGAAATGAGTGCTGACGGGACTATCACTTCAGATATCATCAAGGCGGCTATGTTCAACGCAGCCGATGATATAAATGTGAAATTCGCTTCTATGCCTCGTACATTTGGCGACGTAATGAATGAATTGCAAAATTCTGCTCTTCAAACATTCGGACCATTAATCCAGCGCATTAACGATATGTTAAATAGCCCGGGAGGAACGGCGTTCATTGAAGACTTTAAATCAGGAATTGCTGGCGCAGCAGACGCGGCAAATAATTTGTTGACTGCATTAATTAATGTTTATAACTTCATGTCTAGCTATTGGCCAATACTCGAACCTATTGTTTTAGGGATTGTGACTGCATTAGGCTTATATAAAGGTGCACTTATTGCAATTTCTGTATGGAGCGGTATAACCTCAGCGGTTGAACTTGCGTCTGCCTGCATAAAAGCTGTATTGTCTGGTGCTACACTTTCAGCTACTTCGGCTACAGCTGCTCAAACAGCAGCTCAGTGGGGACTTAATGCCGCGATGCTTGCGAGTCCAATAACATGGATTATTCTCGCAATCATAGCCTTGATTGCTCTGTTCTATCTTGTAATAGCTGCAATCAATAAATTTGCAGGGAAATCAATTTCTGCTACAGGAGTTATTGCAGGTGCTTTTACTGCGGTAGGGGCCTTTATCGGTAATCTGTTTTTTGGATTATTAGAATTGGTTTTTGGTGTTGTAGAGTTTTTCTTTGACATTTGGAATAGCTTCGCCAATTTCTTTGGGAATTTATTTAACGACCCAATTGGGGCTGTTATTAATTTATTTGCCGATTTAGCAGATAGTGTACTAGGGATATTGGAAAAGATCGCAAAAGCGATGGATTTTATCTTTGGAAGTAGTATGGCAGATACGGTAGCTGGATGGCGTTCTGGTCTTGGTAGCATGGCAGAAAAAGCCGTAAAAGAATACGGCAATGGTAAATATAAGGATCAAGCAAAAGATCTGGATATAGACAGTATCCTAAATGAAAAGGGAATTGGTCTTGAGCGTTTTAATTATGCGGATTCATATAAAGCTGGTTACGATAAAGGAGCAAATCTTTTTGGTGGTGACAATAAAGCGGCTGATGAAGCACTCAAAGGAGCGAAAGATTCTTTTACGATATTGCCACCCGGAGCAGCGACTACCGCAGAAATGGCATCCGCTGATGATGACAAGAAAAAGCTCAAAAAAGTTGATAAGCTCGGTAAAGTAGAGAAGCCCATTGATATAAGTAAAGAAGACCTAAAGGTTATGCGTGATGTCGCCGAGATGAAGAATATTCAAAACTTTGTGACATTGACACCAACTATTCAAATGAAGACTGGTCCAGTAACCAATCAGGCGAATGTTGATTCGATTGTGTCGAAGATAACGCAGAAGCTTAATGAAGAGATCGCTAGTACCGCAAAGGGTCTCTATAACTAAAAGGGGGCGGTTGTGTGGCCGATGGCTACAGCATCGAACTGAGTTTTAACAACCGTGCTATATGGTTTGAGATCCCTGTCCTTCCTGAAGAAATAGAGATAGGTGGGGAAGGCGATGGGGAGACCTACAATATAACGGACCTTGGCGAAATCAACGTAATCAAAGCTGCTAAGCTCAAAGAGATCAGCTTCAGCAGTTTTTTCCCGGCTATCGCTGTAGGTGGTACCGTACCAAGCTATGTATCATCAAAGAACTGGGGGCAACCCGCTGACTACATCCAACTGATTGAAACCTGGATGAACAAGCGGAAGCCGATCCGGTTTATTTTTACTTCAACGGGTCTTAAAATCAACATTGCGGCCAGTATTGAGGAATTCAAGTATAAAGAGGTTGCTGGATCCCCAGGTGATTTTGAATATGACATAAGCTTGAAGGAGTATGTTTTTTACGCTGCTAAAAAAGTGAAGCTGAAGACAACCGAGACAGCAGCCGGTACAACCACTACAACAAAGAAAGAGCCAGCGAAACGCGCAGATGAACGTACCAAGTCGAAAACAGTTACCGTCAAATCCGAGGATACATTGATGAAGATTGCTAAAAGAGAACTCGGTGACGGCAGCCGGTGGAAAGAGATTCAGAAGTTAAACGGCTTAACGGACGCGCAGCTGAAGACGCTCAAGATCGGTTCCGTCCTGAAGCTCCCGGGGTGATAAAGTGGAACTATTGATTGATAATAAAAACGGATCTGTCTGGGATGTATCCAGCATCGTTACTGATATATCTTGGAAGACGATTCGTATAGGCAAGGCAGCGTCCCTAGAATTCACCCTTGTAGACCGTGGTCCGTGGCAGGATAAGAAATTTCAGTTGAATAATGGTGATGTTGTCCGCTATACGGACGAAGGTCATAAGGTCTTTTACGGATATATTTTCAATATTGACACAGGCACGCAAGAGGAGATAAGCATCCTTGCTTATGATCAAGTTCGTTACCTCATGAATAGCGGAACTTATGTATTTACGAAACAGACAGCGACTCAGGTAGTTCAGAAGATCGCTCAGGACATGCAGCTCAAGACCGGAACGCTGGAAGATACAAAATACATTATTCCTTCTCAGATCCGCGACGACAAAACGTTTATTGATATGATCTGCTTGGCGTTAGATGAGACGTTGGTTAATTACGGGACCAACTTCGTATTCTTCGACGATTTCGGGAGTTTGACGATACGTAATGTTTCCAATATGCGTTTTCCTTTTGTGGTAGGTGATGATTCACTTATGACAGATTACTCTTACAGTCGCAACATAGACGATGAGACATACAATCAAATTGTTTTGTACAGGGACAATAAAGAGACAGGGAAGCGGGAAACTTACGTCACCAAGGACAGCGCCAGCATTGCAAAGTGGGGATTGCTGCAGCTTTACCAGAGTGTGGACGAGAAGCTGAATCAGGCCCAGATAACAGAGCAACTGGCTCAGCAGTTGTTTATGAAGAATCGAGAGAAGCGAACGCTTAGCATAGAGGCCCTTGGAGATTATCGGATGAGAGCCGGCTGCTACGTGAATCTATATATTAAGGCGATGAACATTAATAAATTTTTCTTGGTCGATGAGTGCAGCCATTCAAAAGAGGGCGGCATACATACCATGGACCTCGAATTAAGGCTGGTGTAATTATGCTGGAAGCAATAAAGCGGGCTGCTCAGGAAGCGGTCGAAGCTGCGGGTCCGGTTCAGGTACAACTTGGAGTCGTAACAAATGATAATCCTCTTGAAGTGCTAGTCGATAATCGGCTTTCACTTTCAGAGGATTTTTTAATTGTTCCGGAGACACTTGCAGAATTTAAATTAGCTATAGGGTCAAATGAATACGAGATCAGAAAGCCATTGGCAGCTGGTGACAAGCTCCTGCTTATCCGTATGCAGGGCGGTCAGCGTTACGTAATCATGGATAGGGTGGTGAGTAATTGATACCACAGAGCGATAATGTACTGCTGCTGAATGAGGATATGGAGGATACGCCCCAACCAAGCCTCACCTATAAACTAGACCTTGTAAATGGACGTGTAGGATCCGTGGCGGTGGACGGATTGGATGCCGTAAAACAGGCGGTTATTAAAATTCTCTCGACAACCCGGTTTGAAAATCTGATTTACAGCGACAATTACGGCAGTGAGGCAGATGTCGGAGGGGTGCGGGGCAGAGCGGTGTTTGAGACGGAAGTGGAACGCTGGGCTAGGGAGGCGTTATTGCAAGATGATCGGATCCTGTCCGTCACCAACTTTAGATTTACTTATGAAGGTGATGCAGTGCTCGTTTTATTTGACGTTGAGAGCGACTATGGAAACTATACAGACCGATTGGAGGTGAATGGTGGTGTATGAGAACCAAACATTTGAAACCATCTTAGAACGAATGCTAGATAGAGTACCCGATGGGCTGGATAAGCGAGAAGGCAGTATTATTTATGATGCAATGGCTCCGGCAGCAATGGAGCTGGCTCAGATGTATGTTGAATTGGATATCAACGCGAATTTAATATTTGCTGATACCGCTAGTGGCGATTATCTGGACCGGTCAATTGCTTGGTCTGGTGTGACTCGCAAGAAGGCGACAAAAGCCCAACTCCGAGGGCTGTTTTATAATGCCGCTAACACCTTAATGGATATTCCAATTGGTAGTCGCTTTGCGATAGGTTCAATCAATTATAAGGTGGTTACTCGGCTCTCATTAGGAGAGTATCGCCTTGAGGCAGAGGTTGAAGGAATTGCGGGGAATCAGAATTTCGGTGTCTTAATCCCTATTGATTTTGTTAATAATCTAGCAAGAGCTGAATTGACAGAGTTACTTGTTCCCGGGACTGATAGAGAGACTGACGATGTATTACGTCAGCGGTACCTTAATTCTGCCAGACGCCCAGCGACAAGCGGGAACAAATATCATTACATTGAATGGGCTCTTGAAGTTTCCGGAGTGGGCGGTGCTCGTGTATTTCCTTTATGGTCAGGTCCGAAAACCGTAAAGGTTGTCATCGTAAATACAGAAGGTGCTCCTGCTTCAAGCGTTCTTGTGAATCAAGTACAAGACTATATCGATCCAACTGCTGGGAAAGGCGAAGGACAAGCACCTATTGGGGCAGTAGTCACGGTTACTTCAGCAATCGGTAAGACTATCAATATATCAGCCAAAGTATCTTTAGCACCGGGTTACAGCTTACAGGGTGTGAAGAATACTTTTCTGGAGCGATTGGAGTCTTGGCGTAAGTCTGCGTCTTTTGTATCTACTTATGTAAGTCAGGCCGTAATTGGATCGATCCTTTTAGGTACCGACGGGGTTATTGATTATGTTGGATTGCTACTCAATGGAGCTGCTGGGAACATTGTTCTTTCCGAAGAAGAGGTGCCGGTGATCGGTGCTGTGGAATTGGGGGTGTAACATGGCCTACCCGAATAAAATAGATGTTTTTCAAGCGAAGCTGAACAAAAATCCAACAGGAAACAACTATGTTATTGAGGAAAGAATAACACTTGTTACAGGCGTTTATGAGGGTTTATTGAATCACGATAATATCAATAACACTACTATCCAAGTCTATAGCGGAAGTAAATTAACTGGTGATAAATTAACAAATTGGACTTTAACTATTCCAAGTGATACACCATGGCGCCGGCTAATTAAGATTTTTAGTAGTGTTGCCGAAGTCTATGTAACCTATGATACACCAGGGGATACCGTGGAAGCTGATGATATTAACGCGCTACAGAAAGCAGTAACATCCACACAAACAGAGGTAGAGCGTTATAAATCGAGTGGAATTATAGACGGTGGCTCATTTACGAGAGGGGTATAAGATGGCACAGACGATACAAATAAAACGTGGTACTAAAGCTCAACTTAGCACTTATGGTGCATTGCTTGTTGGCGAAATGGGCTTTTGTACAGATACTAAAGAAATATATATCGGAGACGGTACAACAAACTCAATGGTTGGGCGAGCTTTATCCGGAGCAGAGGCTTCTCGTCCGGTGGCTGCATCGGTTGGACGTCTGTTTTACGTAACGAGCGGGGCGAATAGTGGATATCTTTATTTTGATGATGGGGCAGCTTGGAGGCGAGTGAACGCCCAAGCACTCAGTGATTTAACGGGGTCGCTAGATAATATAGCGGATGGCGCTACTTATGCAAGGATATTAAAGGCTGATGTTAGTGCAGGGCATATCAATAAGGTGTCAGATGGAACGAATACTAAAACGGCGGCTGAAATTAAGAGTCATATTGACGATGCAACTAAACACCGAGTCATTAATGATTCCGGCACAGCCATTACAGATATTTGGTCCGCACAAAAAATAAAAAATGAAATCGAATTGGCAAAACACAATATTGAACCGCAAGCTTCGGTAAAAGATCAACATCTATTAGCTCCACCAGCAAGTCCAGTAGAAGCCGATCGTTACATTATTCCTGCGTCAGCGACAGGGGTATGGGCGGGTAAGACAAACCAGATAGCGGAGTATCAGTCTGGGGCATGGGCTTACTATTCTCCTGCTGTAGGGTGGACTGCATATGTGGACGATGAGCAGAAGATTTATAGCTGGAATGGTACGGCGTGGGTTCGGACAGGCGGCGCTCTTCAGACAATTACAGCGGGTAATGGTCTAACTGGTGGTGGTCAGTCTGATACAGTGACGTTGACAGTCGGAGCGGGTAACGGGGTTGTTGTGGATTCAACTACTGTAGCTGCCAAGCCAGGTAAAGGCATCGTTGTTAACGCGACCGGGATCGAGGCTAATATTGATGCTTCCAGTATCGTTTATGATGCGGCCAATGGAAATAAACTCACGGTCGCTACGATTGATGGGGGCACGTTCTAGGAGGCTTTGAGATGGCGAGAAAAGTATTAATCCAGATACGTAGAGGAATAGAAAGTGCAATCGGGACATTGGCAATAGGCGAGCTCGGCTATTGTACCGATACTAGTAAGCTATATATAGGAACAACAGGTGGTAATGTTTTACTTGTAGCTGCTCAAAGCTCAGGCGACATGCTCAAAAGTATCTATGACACTAACAATGATGGGAAAGTGGATTATGCAGCTAACGCCGATACAGTCCCTTGGTCCGGTGTAGCTGGCAAACCAGCAACGTTCACACCTTCATCACATACACACTCCGAATACATGGGTAAGGGGCCAGTAACGTGGAACCAATTAAAGGGGGTGTGATAGTTGAGCTATGGAGATTCTTTATACAGCACTCTACTTTTTTCGGCTGAAGAAATAGAAGACAGCGATGAGATAAATAAAGTTGATCTTATGAAATACTTACCTTCCTATTACAGGGGAGTACAAGAAATAGAAGAACTGCAGAAACAACTAGGTATTGAAATACATGGCTTAACTACAGGTGTACAGGACGTGCTAGATCAGGCTTATGTTGAAACTGCAACATGGAGCCTTACACGTTGGGAGGCTGAACTTGGATTAAGTTCGGATCCATCAAAGTCTTACGTAAGTAGAAGAGAAATGATTAAGGCTAAACGGCGGGGAACTGGCACAACGACACCCGAAATGATTCAACGAACAGCATCGGCTTTTGCTGGCGGGGATGTATCCGTAGAAGAAGTTCCAGGAGAATACCGGTTCATTATCAGATTTATTGGGATTCTAGGCATACCACCGAATATGGCTGGACTAATTCAGATAATTGATGAAATTAAGCCAGCCCACCTAGCTTATGAGTTTGCTTATACGTATACCTTCTGGGATTCGCTTAAAGCAATATCATGGAATACTGCTGGTACTGGTACATGGAACGACTTAAGAACTTTTGGATAGGAGAGTGACATATGCAAACTACAGGTAATTTGGGATTAAAGAAGCCAGAGGGAACAGATATTGTTGATATAGCCGATCTGAACGGAAATATGGATATCTTGGATAATGCTGTTACTAGTAAGGTCGATAAAGTTACTGGCAAACAACTGTCTACGAACGATTACACCGCAGCTGAAAAAACAAAGCTAGCGGGTATCGCAACAGGCGCAAATAACTACACACATCCGAACCATACTGGAGACGTTACCAGTACCGGTGATGGGGTTACAGCTATCGCAGCGGGGGTTATTGTGGACTCCGATGTTAATGCAGCGGCGGCAATTGCGTGGAGCAAGATCAATAAAGCCGGATCGAGCTTGGCGGATTTAGGCACCAAATCGGCAGGAGACTTGAGCACCGGAACACTTTCGGCGGCGCGGCTTCCGGCTATTTCAGGCGATATTACAATGGCAGCTGGTACAAGTACAGCGGCAATAACTGCTGGAGTAATTGTGAATGCGGACGTAAACGCCAATGCTGGAATTGCGTTTAGTAAGATTAACTCGGCGAATTCTATTATGGATAGTGATATCTCTTCAGAAGCATATATTGACATGCTAAAGATTGGTAGTGGCAGAGTGAACAACGCTCTGCTAGATCAGCTTTACGGCGTAACAAGTCCAATCCAAGATCAATTAAACGCTAGACCAAAACAAACAACAGCAGATATTACCTACTATGTCCGTACAGATGGTAATGATAGTAATACAGGATTAGAAAATACTGCAAGTGGGGCATTTAAGACGATTAAAAAGGCTATTACTATGCTTCCGCAGATCGTAAATCACGCAGTCAATATCAACGTTGCAGCAGGGACATATGCTGAAGATGTTGTTATTTCAGGCTTTATTGTACAAGGCGCGGGTGGGATTGTGCTTAAAGGTGCGGTCTCCGCAACCACGACACACAACATATTGAGTGCCACAATAAGAGATTCTTACGGTAGAGTTGAAATCTCCGGATTTAATGTAACATCAACAACATCATCTGCGCTTATCGCACGTTACGCATACGGATTTATTTTTACAAATATGCGTGCGGTTGGTACTGGCGCACAGAATGGACTTGATGTACAAGTGGGGAATGGTCGGGTGATGAGTTCTGTGTTAAGTAATAGGGCTAACGTCGCTACTGTGGGTTACTATAGCCAAGTTTTTATGCAAGGCATCACAGGTACAGGAAATACAATTGGGCTGTACTCTTTTGTCGGTTCTTTAATCACCAGTTCAGATTTTGCTGCTGATGGCGGAGACGCTATTGGACAAGGTGGAATAGTTACTCGCACTGGAGTTCTTAACCCATGGGGAGATAATACACTATCCACGCGGAGCAATTTTAAAGCATGGCATACAATAGCACAAACCATCACAAGCAAAACAATGGTTAAGCTTGTGTATTCCACGAAAGTATTCGACCCACTTTCTGAGTACAACGCCAGCATAAGCAGATTCACAGCTTCACAGGATGGCGTTTATCTTGTATCTGCCGCGTCTAGCATCACAGGAGCCCCAGCAGGAACGGTATTGGTATTAACAGCGTGGGTTAATGGAGCTAGAAACACAGACATTGGAAGTTCCCCTGTGGGAAGTAACACTTTATACGCGCAAGGCTCTACGCCTATAAAGCTAACTGCTGGAATGTATGTCGAAATCTACACATTTTTAGACACCAGCGCTGGAAGCTTGAATACACTTGGTTCAAACGGTGAATTAAATCACTTTGCCGTTACAAGAATTGCATAGGAGGGCAAAAAGATGAATAGATCCCAAGCAATTATGTATCTATACCCAAATGCTAATCCAACGCAGGACTTTATAGTGCAGGATAATGGAGCTGAACCTGTACTACGCGAAGGAGTAGACGGACGGACGCGCTACGAAATCCGCCCCTTGGATGAAGATGAAACCGAATATATAGAGGATGTACATTATCATTATGTAGTGAACTTTAATAGGCTAATCGAGGGCGTTGACTACGACATTGTAGAGCGAGGGCAATATATCGCCGAGTGGAACCTGGACGAGCCGCAGCCGACAGAAGTGGAATTAGTGGCGGCATGGGCGGCATATCTGGAATCCGAGGCTAATAAGCCACCTGAGCTGACGGAGACCGAGCAACTCCGAGCCGATAACGCTGCTTTATTACTGGAGCTAGTGCAGACACAGGCAAGGCAAGATCAAGCGGAGCAAGATCAGGCAGCCTTACTGTTGAGTCTCGTGGAAGGAGGTGTATTGTAAATGAACTGGTACGCACTGGTTAAGCGATACTTTGACGCAGGGTTGTATACGGGCGAGCAGGTGCAAGTATTTGTTACCGCCAAAAAGATAACGACTGAACAAGCTAAAGAGATTACAGATAGCGCCATATAGTAGGCGTTTTTATTTTGCGATTAGGACCACTGTGGATACAAGTTCCTTCATTTTTGTGTATATCTAGGTGTCGAATAACAGCATCAGACGGTTTTCACTTTTGATTTACATTAAAGGACAACATTTGCGTCGAATTTATAAAATAATGGAAACTTTTGAACTATATGTATGTATCGTGTCGGATGATATTATTAATATGTAATCGGCCGATTAACTTTCTAATCGAAGGATGGAAGCATAGTGAAAATAAAAAAAATTCTATCAGTACTTCTTGTTGCAGCCGTAATTTTGATTCCATCGGCTTCTGCATTTGCCGAAGAAACTGAAACTGCTGCGACTGAAATTAGTCCACGAGTTATAGGTATAGGAGATACACAAGATAGTGCAATAAGTTTAGTTCTAAATGGTGCGGGTGGGGTTCTTGGTGGAGTTGTGTATGATCTCTTTATACAGAGTGCTACTGATCAAGATTGGTTTAAGTGGACAAACACTACCAGCACTTTTAAGAGAATTGGCGTGAGTGTTGGGGGATTTAGCGGTAATGGACCAACAAGAGCTGGTCTGATAGTTCGTCACAATAGCGGCGGGCTTGCAGATACTGGAGTCCTCTATACGGCTAAAGCTAACACTTGGGAGTCACAGGTTTTTTCTAATCTTTTTATACCGCCAGGGGCGACTGTTTATGTGGTTGTAGACGCACCGAACTTTACGACAATGCCATCTTATCATCTCAATTTTGCTGCTTACGAAATATAATTATAGAAAAAGCACCTCTAAATTATGAGGTGCTTTTTTATGGTTTACTTGAACAAATTTTTATGGAGTCTTTTTTGCTCAAATTTAGGCGTTATTTTATTTTGCCCTCGTAGCTATACGGGGGCTATTTATATTGATCAATAGATAGAGAGGGGAGCTGTTTTATGTCTGACGGGGGAGTCAATCAACAAGGAGGGGCTGGAGGTGTAGAGTTGGAAAAGCGAATCGAGGATGTAGAACATGGGTTGTCATCCATGAAGAATGAGTTTGTACGGCTATCTGGTGAGGCAGTAGCAGCAGATAAACGACTGAAAGTTCTGGAAGAGAGTGTTGGCCGACATGAGCAGAGTCTCGCTCAATTAAAGGAAACGACTATCGAGATGAAGGTTCAATATACTAATATCATCGGGAAGATTGATAGTTTAGATACAAGAATATTCAGCTTACTAAGAGACGGCAGGAAGGATAGCGCCGCAGAGCGGAAGATTTGGATGGATCTTGTGAAATGGGTTCTGAGCGGCACGATAATCGCTATTATCGGATACATCTTTTTAGGAGGAGGTAAATAGTCATGCTGACACTTAATCAAGTGAAAAGTAAATCATCTGCGAGATTGATCGGGTTGCATCCGGTTGTTTTGGCTGCTTCGACAGTATTAATTGAACGCTGTTACGCTCGGGGAGTGCCTATTTTGGTAACTCAAGGGTTACGTACAATTGCCGAACAAGACGCTTTATATGCACAGGGGCGCACTAAGCCAGGAAACATCGTAACCAACGCCAAGGGCGGGACCAGTTATCATAACTTTGGACTAGCTATCGACTTCGCATTATTACTCCCAGATGGGAAACAGGTATCTTGGGATTTAAAACGTGATGGTGATGGTGACAAGGTAGCTGATTGGACGGAGGTAGTTCAGGAAGCTAAAGCTCTCGGTTTCGAATGGGGCGGTGATTTTGTTTCTATTAAGGACGCACCACATTTTCAAATGACTTTTGAGCTGACCACCTCACAGTTACGTGCAGGCGCTAAGCCATCAGAAATCGCTATGGCAAAAGCATCAGCTATTATAGAGCGATTAAAAGGGGAGGTAGATGAAGACATGAGTAGAATTGAGGAGTTAGAAGCAATCGTAGTTAAGCAGGATGAGCGCCTAGCAACTATTGAGAAGCGTTTAAATATCTCCGGCAAAGAAACCTATGCCATCAATTATACAGAAGCTATTAGGGCTGCTAAAGCGGTTGGAGCGATAACTACATCAGCAGAAAAGTCAAAGCTAGAACTTAATGTGATTCAAATGTTGTACAACATGGGATTATTTGCGAAGGGGGATAAATAATTAATGGACAATCAAAACCTAACTAATGTACTGGCGTTCTCCTCGGTGATCGCCGTTTTTGTGTTGGCAGGTGTACAGTTCGTGAAGATTTCGGTTAACGTACCCAAAAATATATTACCCTTGATTGGATTAGTTATCGGTCTGTTGATTGGTGTAGCTGCTTATCCGTTTACAGATTTAGATTTAACTCTACGATTGTGGGCTGGAGGGTTAGCTGGACTATCAGCAACGGGACTCTTTGAACTGGCGTTTAGCAAACGGGATGGAACTACAAAAGATTAAAGAAATATGCCCACTTGTCTTAGTTGTTGGGCAAGAGAATTCAAGCAAACCTTTAATTGAGATTCATACTTATTTAAGCTAAGAGGATTATAGTAATCACATGACCCCCTTATAATTTAGACCTTGACCCTGCCGGACGTTGGTAGGGTTAATTTTTAGCATATTCTTTCTAATTTAGTGAAGGATGAAAAAGTCATCTGTTCCTACGTGATTAATTATAAATAAGTTGAAAATAAAGACATTGTATAATGTAAAAAACTTTTAGTTGAACAACACTGGACGGAAATACTCAAATTGAAAATGGAGATTCGTGCTATTTCTAAATTAATCATATCCTTCCTTTAGATCAGATGGTATATTTTAGGTAGTCCATTAAGCATATAAATCTAATTTAAACTATTGCATGTTGTCTTTAGTATAGATTTATTCACTTATTTGGATTAGACAAATAGCTGAGGGGAAAAGGATATGGTCTCTGAAAATGGCACAATACGTGATGAAGATGAAGAACAAGAAGATATTGAAGGTGATAGTGGTGAAATAAGAGTTTCAAGAAAAGGAACATTATCCAAGTTTGTAAAGACAAAAGTTGAGAGCAGAATTTCTGCAGATGCGAAAGAAACATTAATGGCGCAACTAGAGCAAATCACTATGATTCTAGTTAAACGTGCTGAAGAAGTTGGACATGAAAAGGGAAGAAATACAATCTACCCAGCAGATCTTGAGGAAGCGTATGAGGAATTAATGAGTCCACATGCTTTCATAGAAACAGTTCTAGACACGCTTGAAAAGCAAAAAGAAGAGTTGAAAAGACTAGCTGCATCTTCATTAGTTCGGCACATGGAGGTTGACTAGTTATGTCGGATCGAACTTTCTTTTTTAGAGACGGTTATAATCTGAAAGAAATGTTTGAAAGAATTTATGCTCCTGATTTTATCGAAGCTTTTAGGCAGCATGGAAATATTGTTGACGAAGAGGGAGCAACACTGGAAATCAATAAAAATAATTGTTATGTAGGTTTAAGTCAATCCTGTAACAATGAAGAGGATCAGATCTATAGAGAAATGGAAGAGGCTTTTGAAATGTTTGGCCGATTGGGCGATAAATTAAATGTCAAGCTATACAAATTAAGTGGGTTTGATTTTACTCTTACAGATGCAATCAGTAATCGAATTGATGGTTATAAAAATAGAAATCAGAATATGAAGGAAGTCGATACTTTCTCTCCAACTGGTTTGAAATATAATCTTTTTATCGAAGACACTCGATATAAGCAAGGGTTTATGGATGTTAAATTTAAAATTGAAATGAAGAGTTATATATATGAACCGATCCCTGAGGTATCAATTAACACCTTCTTTATAGAAGTTAGGCTGTATCATTCAACTGGCTTAGTAGCGGTTTTTAATCCAAACGGAACTGCGAAGAACTCAACAGATGTATTATACGTCTTATTTCTTTTATTCCACCCTCAAACACCAATTATTAATGAAGTAGTGTTTGATGAGGCGCAGCTTATTATGATTCAATTGAAGTTGAATGGTGAAGTTTCTTCACCACGCCTAAAGACAGACAATGATCTTAAGGTAGATATATATGGCTTAAATAAAATGAACTATGAAGATCCCTTAGTTAAAGCCGTTAATAGCCATGCTAAATTAAGAATTTACGAACTACAATCTACTTGTGTGGTGCAAGGACATCGATTTAATTTGAAAATATCAGAAGATGGTCGAATTCAGATTGAAACATTTGTTGAAACGGATGTTCTTGATAGAATTATTGTGGACATTGAGTGGACCATTCTAAAAAGTCATTACTTTAAACCTACTAGTATGCAGATTGATGAGCTGATGAAAATAAAGAATAAAGGCTCCCTACAAACACAAAGAAGAAAAAAAGAAAAAGAAATTCAGCAAGATCTAGTTTTACTATTAAATAATAATAAGTCAAATTCTTCTTTAGGGGAAAAAGCGATAAACCTAACAACCACAATATTGTTAAATATTGGGCATTTTTTATCTCAAAAAGTGGAAGAGATAGTTGTTGATGGATTAGTTGAATTGGATTTGTCTACTTATTTAGCTTTGAGAGAATATCTGATTGATTATCTGGTTATTAAATTTAGACATAGCAGAACTAGAAGTACAGAATACGCTAATAAAATAATTCGAATTATGCAAAAAATGATTAATCTTTCATCTGGAGATGCAGTGAATTTAATTGAACAATTTGAAAATATGATAAGGACTGATTAAAATGATGGATCAGATTTTATCAGAAGTTGAGGTTCAATTTCTAGACAATCTCTTATCTGATGTCTCGAAATTACCACGAAGTTTTAGAAACTTGAATGATTTCAGGAGAGAATGGCGTAACTTACAAGGGGATGGCTCTGAAGATTGTTCTGAAGAATTAAGAATAAAAGGTATCTTGGATAATACTTGGGTTGATGTTTATGATGTCCACGAAGATAATGGGCTCGAAAATATTCTTCAATCAAAGTTGGAAGTTTGTACATTTAATATTGAAGTTTTTCTGAAATATTGGGTTACTACACTTATATACAAGTCAGGAAAAAATGCTAATGAAATTGATTTTACTCAAATAAGCAGGGGGATTAATGGTTTCTCTCTACCAATTTCAATTGGAACAGATCGCGTAAAGGTTTTTTTTATCACTAATGACATTTCAGGTGGAGAATTAGAGAATAAATCAGATGGTGCTTACGTTTCCTTCATTGGTGATTTGTCCTTACCCAACGAAACTTATATCGATTGGTATGATCCAATTTATCATGATCAATCAGCTACTAGGTTTTTTGTTTGGTTAAAAGAACAAAGTAAGCCTAGTATGTCGAAGATGTACTCCTTTGTGAACCTTCCAACGGACCTTGAAAGTGCACAAAAAGAAGATGTCTTGAAACTGATTAATTCATATCTTTCCTATCTTTCATATAATAGAAGGAATTCTCCGGAAAATTTCCAACCCGAAAGTAATGAGTATTTTTTTCCGGAAAGTACAATTAGGGATTGTTTCGTAAAACATGAAGGTAGTACTAAAAGAAAGATTTTTGTTGTTATTAATGAAAATAGAGTAGAATTCCATACATTTATTGATGGGATCAAATCTTACGATGAAAACCTATCATTAAACATTGAAAATTTGCAAATATGGATTGATAAAAAAACTGCAGAAAACAGAAGAATTCTATTGAAAAAGGGATTATCTTTAATTGATGAACTGATAAAGATTGTTCCGATTTTAATAGTTGCTTTGGCATCTGCAGTATCATCAGTTAAGATACTAGCTACTAATTCAGAATTCTTGAATTTTAAAGAGTCTAAGTTTTGGTTAATTGGACACATTTCTGTTAGTATAATTGCAGTAGTATTTTTGATTGTTATTGGTATAGTCCCTCATTTGAAAATGTGGATTTTCTCATGGGAAAGAGGCTTGGAAAAGTATGCAAAGAAAACGCTAAGGACTCAGGGCACAGCACCTCAACGTTAAAATAGGGGTGCTATTTTCAATGGGAATTCCTTCACAAATATAGATATTACTGATATTTTTTATAAGCGTATAATAATATCTTAAAAAACAGAATTTATAACGCACTTAAAGTGTCCATCAACCTTAAAACACTTGGGAAGGTTATTTCTTTCTGTTAAGGATAACTTTCCTTATCGTCACATACATTGTGTGGAAAATGGTTTACATTAAGAATATACGGAAGCATTGTACCCTGCCATTATGGTCGGGGTACTTCTTTGAGTTCAGGAAAATTTTACTTACCGGTGATATAGAGTACATATACATAATGTTCCAAATATTTTATACTGTTGGTACTTGAATTTTAAGAACCATAATTTTTATTGCTTTTATTTTTGCGAGGTGAGCTGGTGAAAGATCGTCTTTTTGAATTTTACAAAAGCAATGCTGCTTACAGTGTCTTAATTTATCCATATATGAAAAAATTCAGAGGGTGGTACAAAACTACTCTGTGTTTTTTTGTAGCAATTTTTTTGTCTACCATAATATCATTTATTACTTTTTCAATTTTGCATGATTTTTATTTTTGGTGGACGATAATATCGGTATCTGCGTTACTAATTATCATGATTGTGATGACATACATGGTAAAGAGATTTGATTTAGAAGCTGCAAAAGTATTGAATCGGCGATATTCACTAAGGTGTGATCCCAAAAAATGGGGAAGTCTTGCCATGGATGTGCAGGTTCATTTAATAACTGAGTACATAATTGAGAATGGACTATATTCTAAATGGAAATTAGAGAAGTTAGTAGAAGAACTGAAGAACGATAACAACAAGGGAAAGATCCCTCCTTTAGTGGCTCCTAGTTTAATAATTGCCTTTTTAATACCCAATTTAACGCAACTCCTTAATCGCATTTACGGTATTTACTATTCAAATAATTCAGCATCAACTGTAGCTTCCATTAAAGATGTTTCTGCAACAACTACAACATCCATAGATATTTCTAAAGATATTGGTGTATTTGTTACAATCACCGTTGCTACCGTTATTTTAGTATATTCTATATCTGGAATTAACAGGATGAAAGATGAAATTAAAGAGATGTTCACCAATAGAGATGCTATGAAAAGAAATGGATTGATCGACGTCCTGAATAATATTTTATATCAACTAAATGATAAGTCTGATATTAAATGAAATATGTGCACCGTGAACTTTGCGGTTATCTTGGAGCAAGCCTGAAGATTCGTTATTATGCATAGGAGTGATCGTATTGAGTAATGTATACAAAGTCTTGAAGACGGATGCAGAATTTCTAACAGCTGCCTTGTCACAGTCTCAGGTAGATATACTTGAACGGCGTGGTGGTCTAGCTGGCTGCGTAATTGATTGTGAGGGTCCAGTACAAAAATGGAGCCCAGTCAGCGTTAAGGTTGCTGATGCATATTACATGAGAAATGAATTTGAATTTAGAATGGTTTTGGCATAACTGTGTATAAAAAATACCCCGTCAACCTTAAGTGGTTGGCGGGGTTATTTTGTTTATTGAATTGTATACTCACTTACTTCAAAGGTGAGTATCTTATCGTGTACCACATATTCAGTGCGTTTGCTGAAAGGTCCTTTGTTATTATCATGCTTGTTAATTCCAAACTTATCAGATCCCGAAGCACTGTCGTACCAGTTAAGGAATGTAATGACCTCAGACATAGGTAGATCAAATTCCTTTTCAATACCTGTACTTATTGCCAATGTAAGAATTGCACGATCACCATTATGCGTAGCCGTAGGGGTTGGCACAGGTGATATTATGGGTTCGGGAGATTCTGTAGGTATTGTAGTTGGAGTAGCCGTTGCTATCTGCGTTGGTGATGGCGTAGCTGTTGCAGTCGGTGCAAATACATCAAATTCGCTTATTGTAATAAGATTGTTTGTACTATTAAATAAAGCCACCATCGACACGTTATTAACAACTGGTATTTTAGTCTTTACTGCAGTCATCACAAGAGGATCTATAGTGGCGATGGGTATATTGCTTGCATCATAAAAAATAAGTTGTAGTCCAGGAGCAAGAGTAACTGTTTTAAGCTGATAGCTATCGATCGATACTGGTTCTGAGAATTTATACCATCCATAATGATACAAACTACTCAAGATCTCAGTTGTTCCGTCTTCATTATCAGTCCACTTAGTTGTCTGATAGCCCGTTGTAGAACCTAAAGTAGAAGACTGATAAATAGACTTTCCGTTTAATAAACCACTCGGGTAAGCATACGTTGACAAAGAAAACGATGAGATAAATGTGATTAATAAAATAGCGATGAGTGAAAAAGTTGTGATTTTTACCCTTTTGGACACGTAGTATTCCACCTTTTTTAATTTGTTTTGTCAATGATATGGTATATGGAGAGATGTGTCTAAACAATATTTCTTATATTTGGAATATAAAGATTATGTTCATCATTTATACATGTATATTCCAATTGTGGAATATACTAATTATTGTATTTAGAACGTATGTTCTATTATAATACAAACATACGTTCTTGTTTTTTTGGAGGAGATCACATGAAAATGAGCGTAGGTCAAACCATTGAAATCATATACCAGGACAAAGCGGGCAAGATTACACAACGCAAGATTGAGATCCTCGGTATTCGTGATGGTCGAATTAGGGCTAACTGTTTAACCACTGGTGAACCACGTGTTTTTTTAGCAGCTGGGATATTATCCTGGCGACCTCTACAAGAGAAACGCCATGCTTAGTGATACGGCCCGCAAGTTACTAATGATCATGAGGCATTGCTCAGTGCATCACGGGTACATGCCATCACTTGAGATATTGGAGACAAAGAGTGGGCGGACACCAGAAAAGATTCGAGCTGGGCTGCAGGAATTGGCGGAGGATAACTACATTCTGTGGGAGTTCGGGAAACCGCTAGAGAGTGCAGTTGTCGTTGAGGGATGGGAACGAACTGGAGATCGACCAGCATCAGTTACATGGGGCTTGGACGGCGGCCATACAAGTTACTGGACAGATTACTAGGAGGGCAGACAGCATGGTTAAGAAACTGGAGAGCATTTGGGATTGCAGTAGGATGATGCTACCTGAACATAAGATTCGGATTATCAGTGATGAGCGAGGTCAGGAGTGGAGAGACCGTAAAAAGCCGGTGCTTGACGCTCAGGAGTGGGAATTGATTGATCAGTTGCTCGCTTACTCGAAACGGTATCAGGAGCAGATAACAATCACTCAGTATGAACCGGTTCAAGATATTAAGATCCGGGGAGTTGTGATGACCATAGACAGGCATCTAAGACGAATCAAGCTGCAAATGGAAAATGATTATGACTGGATTAATATTGATGATGTGATTCAGGTGAGTACATAA